GGCCCAGCGAAGGTTGTCCTCGCTAAGGTTGGCCCCGCGAAGGTTGGCCCAGCTAAGGTTGGCCCCGCTAAGGTCGGCGTTACTAAGGTCGGCGTTGCGAAGGTTGGCGTTGCTTTTTATAGCTTCAAGAACCGTTTCCTTAATTGTATTGTTTTCTTTTTCAAGTTCAAATAATACACTTCCTAATTTTGATTTGATCTGCAGTTTGATTTTCATATTTTTAACTTTTAAATTCCTTGAAATCAGTATTTTTATCAGAAACAGCGATAACTTTTGTTCCATCTGCTCCAAGTAATAAAATACGAGCGTTCGGAGCGACAGCAAATATTTCATCTACAAGCATTTTGGCAGCAAGTGATTTTCCTGAGCCATATGACTTTCCGTAAATGTATCCAAGTTTCTCACAATTGATTATCGTATTCATCTTTCAATTTCTCGTGGATTGTACGCAGTTCCTCTATTGGCTTCTTTTTCACGTCCGAACTTGTGCCGAATAGAAGTAATTCTAATCTGAGTATTTCGGTGAGGAGGTTTTGTTTTTCGAGGACGAGTTCAAATTCTGTTGTCATACCAAAGATTTTATTACCTTGTTAAAGAAATCTTCATCAATATCCACATCAACCGCCGAAGCAAAGGCTCCGTACAAATCAGAGCAATTAGTCCGGAGGAATGAAAGTACATATTGCCTTTTATTGCTTTCCAAAAGTCGTGGTGTGGACGCTTCTTTCTCCTTCATTACCTTCAGGTAGTACCCAATTTCCACCCCATCCTCTCCTAAAGCAGAAGAATATTTAACGGCCTTGTAACCATCCTTCACGTCCTGAATCTGAGTTGGAGATAATCCAGACATAAACTTCTCACGTCCGGTTTTTTCGCTACCTTCACTTTTGTACGAATAGGATGGATTCTTTTCCTTATACTCAGCCAAATCTTCAATCTGAATGCCGGTTTTTATTAATCTTGTGCCGTTGTAGGCAGAGAAGGTTAGTTTCATATAACTAATTAATTTTATATCTTTTTGAAAGATGTTCTACAATTTCAATATGCGAAGGAATCATTATAGGGAATTGTTCGCCAGCCATATAATCTTTATTTGGCGACTTGGCGACTTTGACATAAATTTCATATCCATTGTGGAAATTCATATTTTTGCAGAATTGAACAGAATGATTAATCTTAATTACATTTAAAATCAATCCGTTATCAATCCCCTTTTCGCAAGTCAATACCATTGGTTCAAATGAAATAGATTTTTCTCTAATTTCAAAATCTTCGTCCTTTTGAACCAATATAGTATAATCTTCGATATTGTACTTTTGCATATTATAATCTTTTCACTCCAAAACCCGCTCCTTGTTAAAGGTAGCGGGTGATGAGTGGCCTGGCCGGAGAATTAATAAATATATAATGTGGCTGAGATTCCGCTCGCATTCGGTTGTTGCCTTGTAGGGCTTGATTTGTTTCGCATATCTCCCGATTTTCGAATTAACAATATATTCTACTCTATTAAGGATTTTCGATTACTCTCCTTTAATATTTTTATAACACAAAATAATCTTTATCATTTGGCGTATAACTCAAATCATACACTTTTTCAAATAAACTGTTATAAAGACTTTGATAATCTCTATATTTTTGCAATGTTTCCCTTTTCCCTGACGCAACCACATCCTCCGCCAAATCTTCAATCTTTTCCTGCAATCCTACAGCAGTAATCTTGAAGTGTTGCTCAACCCTACCAGACGGAAACAAATAATATAAATCCCCGAAGTGTTCCCACATCATGCCGGAAATTTGTTCGCCTTCTTTTTTTAGTTGGTCGCTTGTCATTTTAAAGATTTTATGTAATTTATAAAACCGAGATATTCTTTCAAATATTGTTCGTTATTTTCGTGCGTTTCTTTTACTTTCGCCTCAAATTCAGATAATGTCCCTTTGAAACAGCCACATAATACAATGTCATCTTCAAAGCAATATGTGGTTAATCTTTTTGATGAACCAATGCACGAAACTTGTATATATCGTTTATCTGTTTTTGAATATGACAGGTCGGCGTTACTAAGGTCGGCCCCGCTAAGGTTGGCCCCGCTAAGGTCGGCCCCGCGAAGGTTGGCCCAGCTAAGGTTGGCCCCGCTAAGGTCGGCGTTACTAAGGTTGGCCCCGCTAAGGTCGGCGTTACTAAGGTCGGCGTTGCGAAGGTTGGCGTTGCGAAGGTTGGCATCGCTAAGGTCGGCGTTGCTTTTTATTGCTTCCAATAACGTATTTTTCACATTATTATTTTCACTTTCAAATTCAAATAGAATTTTTCCGGTCCAGCGGTTTTTAATTTCTATCTTTAATTTCATATCTCCCAATTGTTTCACAAATATACAACTAATAATAGCAAAAAACAAAAAAATAATTGTTATAGTTTTGTTAACATCAACCCACCCCACCACATATACCTATCATTAGAAAAATCAATTCCTTGCCACATGGCAGTCGATTCCTGACCTTCAAAATTAAAATGATACCTACCTACACAAAATAATTTTAGGTCGTAGAATGGCATATAGGAACAATCCTATATCAATCTAATTACAGTTTATTTTTTTTCAAATATGTAAGATAAAAGAAAAACCCCAATTGCTTGGGGTTAATTTCTTATGCTGTGGCTGTGGCTGTCTTAATTTTGCCATCCCACAAAGTAGTTATTGCAGTTCCAGTTGCCCTATGTGCTGCGGCCAGTGCCGGAATTTCCGCAACTTTTTCCTCAGCAAAACAATTGTAATATTCTGCATTCAAAGGAATGAATATGTTTGTTTCATCCCTTTTCAGTCGGAATTGGCGATAATTCAGGTATTTGTTGAGCGCTTGAGTTGAAATTTCGGAAGGTATAACCTTTGCCTCAACCATTGCCGTTATCATTGCTGCAGGTGAAAGATCATTTTTTGATGCAAATTCCCTGATTGCCTGAGCTATTTCGTAGGTCATTTCGAAACTTGCAACTTTTTCGCGTTCTCCAGTAGCTTTGCTACCATATTTGCCGAAGCCTTCGGTTGCATTGTGCGTATCAATTGCCAATTTGTACGCTTCTTTTGCGGCATTCATAGCGGCAAATAACACTTCGATATTGGCCTCGCTATCAATTTCCGGTTGACTTTTCACCTTAGCTACCTTTTCAACCTTTTCAACAGTAGGTGGCACTAATGTAGCCAATTCGGCGCGGGCTGTTTTGATAGCTACTTTTGCACCGTCAAATTCAGGTGTTCCTGCGTCAAAGTCGGCAAGGATAGCAGCATTTTTTTCGATAATACCCTCCAGTTCCTTTTTGCGTGCATTGAAGGCCTTGCGTGCCAATTGCGCTGGTGTAGGTTCCTTCTTTTCTACGCTATCAATCCAGCCTGTTTTTCCGTCAACTTCGGTGTCAGCCAATTTTGTAAGGGCTGCAACAGGTACGGTACACTCAACTCCGGCCTTCATGGTTTTGCCGTAGTTTTCTGTGGGAGTGAAGGTAACTTTGCCTTCTACTATTTCCAATTGTTTGTTGTCGGTAATGTTCCAAACTGTACCGTCCGACATTAATTTGATGTGTGGCGCAAAAGCCAAGATAAAATACTTCATGTTTTTTGTTTTTTGTTGTTAGTGATTAATTACAATGCAAATATACAACCCCACAAGACACTTTCCTAATTTATTTTCGTGTTTTTTTGTTAAAGATCTGTTAACGTATCCTCGTCCTAAAATTAAACATTGGAAGTTGTATTTGTTAATGTTTGTTAATGATTTTGCAATCCAATTTTTTTGTTGTATATCGCGTGCGCGGCTCCTTATTATCACATTGGAAGAGTAATAACTATTCGTTAACAAAATAAATTTGGATTCCTAACAGATAGTGACGTATATTTGTAGTGTTGGAAGGGCAGCCATGCGAACAGCAGCCACAGCGCAGCAATACCGCGATAGGATTGCCCTTCCAATAACATTATTCAATATGTTCGAACCGAGGCCAGCTTCCGCCGAGCGTTAATCGCTACAGCCATAAGACGAGCTTCAGGTTCGAACATTTTTATATTTATTCATATTACAATTTATAATAAATTATAATTTTCCACATATGTTAAAATAAAAAATCCTCATTCAAGGATTTTGCACTCACATATTATGTTGCCTTCACATTTCAAAACCACACTCCCGAATCCCTTAAATTCGAACACACTCCTTTTGAAATTATCCACCGCTTCCTCGTATGAATAGAAGGTAAATGTTTGCGAGTGAAGTGGGTTGATTGTTTTTAGTTCGAACATATATTTAGATTTTCACCCAAAAATCCCATCTCGTTAGGAGTATGGGTTAATTTTTGGTTATTTTACAAGTGATTTTAAATGTGTTTTAATAGTTTTCGCATTATCTCCTCGCCATGTGGCTGCATTGGAAAGGAAATATAGTACTATTGATTTGCCATTATCGCTACCGTAGCTATCGGATACCTTCTCCAGTCCTAACATTGCGTTAAGGTATGGTTTTGCGTGTGGGCTAACATTGAGCCAGTCTTTCCTAATTAGTCTGGCAATCTGATACAATGCCATTTTTTGCAAATCTAATTTTAGTGTGCTTTCCATGTGTTTTTTTTGTAAAGGTATGAAATAATCTTTTCGATTCCTAATTTATTTTTGTTATTGAGGTGTTAAATAATACACCAACAAAGATAAATGAATAATTTTTCTAATTTCCGTTTTTCCCTTCCAGAAGCCCTACAATCTGAAATTTCGGTTTTATAGTCTTCTATCCCCCTATCAATCGTGCCAGTAGAAGCAAATGAATATAGGGCTGAATTTTGGCCTCCATGCCAGTTAGCAGCAACTTGGCGAGCTTGTGTGTTGTTATACATAAAGTATCCTTGTTACTAATTTGTTACCGAGGTGATAACTATCCCCAAATATCGTTATTCCATTAAAGCCATCGTTTTTAATATCTTTTTTACATACTGTTGTATCTTTGCCATTATGCAAAATAGTATCACCTGCAATTATTCTCGATATGTGAATCTGTTCTGTTTTCATTTGTATATGGTTTTCACCCAAAAATCCTGCACTGTGGCAGGTTAATTGGTATAATTTTATAGGTTATTGTAATAATCTTTTAATTTAACCCAATTTTCGTAGTATTTTTTTGGGATAGTAGAAGTATCATAATTCCACGAGCGAGATTTTTTCTTACTGCCTACATTGTAATTTTCACCAATATAGACTTCGCAGCCTTGCAATCCACTTTCCAACACTTTATAGAAAGTTATCATAGTATCTGTGTCAATCTGTCCTTCTACTATGTCGCAAAAAGGATTGTGGCTTGTATGTGGCCTGTATGTTATTTTCATTTTTGTTTAATTTAAAATGTGAAAAGATTTGATTTGTTCAATGTTTATCTGTTTCCCAGTCTCGCAATAGTAGTGGATAACCTGACGGAAAAATCCGGCGTTAAATAGGAATTGGAGGTCGTGTGTCATATCGTGCCGAAGGGATTAAAATTTTCAGGTTTAAAACTATCAACAGCAGATGTGTCTATTTTGATTTTTGCAAACAAATTAACACCTGTTTCTTTTCCAATGTTTGCTAGTTCCATCGATTCAACATATAAGCTTTTAATGTCGGCAATTTTAGCTCCACCATATACGCAAGTGGCTTTCATATCAACAGCCAAACCAAACCAAATTCTTTCGTATATGTCCCTTACCTCATCTACTGAAAAGCAATCGAAATTAGCCGACATAGCAACACAAGCCCTATTTATTTCGTCCCTTCCGTTTAAGCTCCATGCATGGCATTTTACATGGCCTTCTTCGTTGTGTGTTAGTAGAAGTATGTCGTAGTATGTGCCATATTTTTCGGCATTTAATCTGGTATTTTTCGGGTTAATTGTTTGCGACGCATGGCGAAAACCTTTACCCTTACGGAACTCCAGCCAGTCGTATTTTGTTGTTTTTAATCTGAAGCCATACGGGTAATTTTCGCTGGCTAATTTTTCGGAAGTTGGATAGTACATAATTTTTATTTTGAAGGATTAATATATAAACGTGAGCAATCTGCACCCAAGTTATCTATGTCATTATAATGACAAAAACCAAGCTCGTCAGATTCATTGCCTAGCATAAAATTTGCGTTACCAAATTTTGCCACAACTTCACTAACAAACGTTTCAATCTTGGTCATATCTTCGTCAGTCAATCCGTCATAATCACCATTAATTAAGGCGCAAAGTGCCCAATTTGGTATTTTGTAATCTATCAGTTCCATATTCGTTAATTTTTTCACCTCCAAATCCCCACATCTTGTTAGATTGTGGGGTGTTATTGGAAGGTAAATGTGTTAAATACTGGCTGTGGAATGTGTGTATTGTTCGCCATTTTTAGCTACTAACATTACAGTAACTTCGTATGATTTTTTGGCTTTAAATTCTTTCGCTGCCAATAGTTGAGCTTCGTAGCTAGTATTTGCGTCAACCTGAATACTTTTGTTTTTGAAAAATGCTTGGTAAGTGTTCATATTATCTATTTTTATGAGTGAAATTAATTATTTTGTTCTACAGGCGATAACTTCGTTAATTTCATATACAAATTTCCACAACATATCTTTGCGTGTTTTTGAATTAGATGAATCTATTTTAGCGGTCAGCTCACAAATCATTATTTCAAGTGTTTGTGTGGTTAATTGTGTCAGCATTAATGTGTTCATATCGTTTGTGTTTTGTTATACAAATGTAGGTCGTGTTGTGTTGTATTCCAAGACATATTTCCTTAACCGTATGTTAATGTCAATTTTCATAATATGTCGCCCAACAGGAGCGCGATATACGACATTAGAAGATAAAACGGAGTTATTCATTTGTTAACGTTCAAAAATAGTCCTTATTAGTTCCATATCGTTTGCGCTATAATCAATTCCTTGCCCATTTTTAGCCCGAAATTTGACCTCAATAATGCCGACAACACAAATGTATCAGACAGCCAAGATCGTGTCTAGAATAAAAATTACATATTATCCCATACATACCAGATTGATTCTCAATAGGTTTGATTTTTCCAAATTTCCGTCTGTTATCCTTTTGTTAATCCGTAGCATTTTTGTTATTCTATTGTTAATCCTTCCATTTTATTTGGAAATGTCAATTTGTCATAAAAATTGCCAGATTGACAATAACAAATTTTCCGCTGTTATTCTTTTGTTATTAGTATCCAAACATTAGAAGTATTAGTATTTGTGTATGTCAATCCGTCATAAAAAGTGTGACATACTGGCAAATCGTTTCTATGCCTATTTTTAGCCAAATTCCCGCCATCTATTCCGGTATGATACGCTACTATTCAAATGTTGAGATCTGGTCAGATTTAAAAATTACAATTCACACAATACATAACTAATTGATCCTGTTGGTATTCGAAACAAACAAATTTATTTTGTTAAAAAATTGTTAAAGATACCCCATATTAAAAAGATTTATCTATCATTCTAATAACAGTTTATAATTTGTTCTAATATGAATTAATGATTTGTTAAAGGTAGCGAAAAATTTGGTTTTGTCAATTTGGCACATGCCGCACCATATTTGACACTTCCAAATTTTTTATTGTTATTGTTTCGTTATTAAGCGCACTGACATTGGAAGTATTAATATAGTCTATGTCAAATTTTCATGCCAGATTGACAAATCAATTTTAGGGCTATTTTTAGGCGATTGCAGCCCTTCTATTTCGTAGCGATAACTATGTATCCGGAGTATGTTTGAGGTCAAAATTTAAAAATAACCTATTTTCATATTTATAACGTCCTATTCCTGTGATAGTTGTAATTTCCTAATTTAGATTGTCATTTAATTGTCATAATTTTAGGTCAAATGTTATTCTATTGTTATTGTGGTATAAAAATTTGGTAGTGTCAGATTTTTGGTTATTCGTGTGCGTGTGTTCCTATTATCCATTAGGTAATTTGACATTAACAATTGATTAAGGAAATAGTACTTGTTTATCGTGTTGGTATGGCATACATTTGTAGCGGGAATTAACCCGCACAAAACTCGCAAATATGAAAAAAATTAATACAGAAATTTGGGCCTGTTTTCTTAATGACGCAATGTCATTAGTTGTTGATATTATGTCCCCAATATGGAACGGAAATAGCAGTAGTGCCTACAGTCTTTCAGTAGATGGCGCAGGCATATTGGAGATATGTAAGATATGGTCAAATGATTATATAACTGGCGCAAAAAATTACACTAATAATGATTTTTGCGAAAAAATCAACAGGTTAAAAAATGATAGTCGTTATGTGAATAATTTGAAAGTTCAAAGGTTTTGCGACGAATATATGTATTTAATAAATGGAGATAATAGCGACTACATGCCATATCAGCCAGCTGTCGAAAAGAATTAATCCTCAACCATAAAAATCAAATATTATGAAATTTACAATACCAACAGGAACAGATGCCAATGGCAACATAGTAACACATAAGAAATATAGTAAAAATAACTATCAGGCAGATAATGGCAATATAACATTGCCATACGAAGTATCGAAGGTTAATGATAGGTTGGGTGGTTTTTATGTGTTGGAGTGTAGTGGGTTATCGTGTAGGAAAGAAATTAACACATTAGAAGAAGTTAGAGATTTTATTAATTCTAATATTCATCTGGCTGATTAATATATAATCCCTATTAATTTAGGGATTATTTTTATATAATCATATGTAAGAAAATTATTTATCAAATCAAAAACAAATTACTAAAAATTATTTTTATACATTAACAATTAGATAACTCCACTTCGACACATCTCACCGTAATTTTGATAAAAATTAACAGATATGACACACGCACAACACTTCGAAAACGCCAACACAATGTATAACCTGAAACACCCAGTTTTACTATTGGAAGGTAGTATGTCGGCGCAATTGATTGCCGCGCTAACGAACATGCATAACGCTACAATGGCAGCGATAAAACAGGTAGGTAACGACTATAATGCACTAATTGAAATAAATAAAGTTTGGCAATCGAAAAAATCAGAAATTTTAAATTTCTAAGATATATCCCCGATGAATCGGGGATTATTTTTATCTGGTCATATTAGAAGAATTTATCTATCATTTTATTTTTATAGATAATTTCATCTAATATGTTCCCTATGGCGATAATATTAGAAGATTTTATACTATGGCGTGGCGTTCGTTTCTAGGGTATCAATTTTTCAGGCATACCTAACTATCAGATTTTAATTTTAGGGGCAGGAATAGGTCGCAAAATAGCCCAAATTTCAATCAATAGAAGATAGTATGCCGTAGGTCAATTCATATCTAAAATTTTATAATATGTCAGGTCAAAAATAATCCCTACAGAAGTAGGGATTATTTTTAAATATTATTTATTTTTGAATATTCACTCATAAAACCTAACAATTTCCCCACTGCCATATTGATAGTTGAGAATTGATTCGCATTTTGTTCGTAAACTTCATACGGAACATTTGCAATAACTTCGCCAATTGAATCATTAATTTCGCGGATTGCATTATTGATAAATTCTTTTTGTTCGGTGTTCATATATTTGATTTTTTGAGGTTAATGATTAAATTAGATTTTTGATACAAATATGTTGGCAGCATTAACGCCATATTTACCACAATATTCAATCGCGTAAACTTCGGCCTGTTTCATATTAGTGGAAGTAAATGTGTGTATAATAGATGTTTCTTTTGTATATGTGGCAGTAGCTATGCCAGTTACATTGTCGGCACAATCGCCAAATATTGAAAACATCAGTTTATCAATATCGGAAGGTTCAATTATTTGACCGTTATAATCGCGGTAAATAGTTGTTTCGAGATTGTATTCTATTTGAAATTTCATAACTCGTTGATTTTCAATGTTTTATGCCGAAATTGGCGATTGTGGTATCCTTACCACGTCACAAATGTAGTATATAGGGACGTTCCAAACAAGAACTATTTTCTTAACTAGATGTTAATGTCAAAATAACTAATATATCCGGTGGGTGCGTGTGTTGTGTTCCCTAAAGTATGACAAATTATAACATTCTAATGCATTTAATAATACCTGCATTTCGGCTACATTGTTTTCTATTACAATAGTAGTGGTTTGGTTGATTTTTGAGATTTTCATATATTTGATTTTTTGAGGTTAATGATTAAATGTTTTTAAGGAATGCGTCAATCCCGCCATCATAATTTTTTGATACCCAGCGTATAATTGATTCGTCGGAAGCCCTACGCATATTTAATAGGTCTTCGCGGTCAATTGCACAATCATAGGCCCAATTTCTCATTTCCTGTATTGTTTCGGCTGTGTACATATCGTTTGTGTTTTGTAGTGCAAATATAGGTCAATAATCGGTAATTGTGAGAACTATTTTCTTAATTAGATGTTAATGTATAATATCCTCATGTGTTCGGTGGACGTGTGCGTTATAGTTCTATTTCCCGACATTTCCAAATTATTGGGGTGTTATTGTTTTGTTAATGATGGTTATTCCCATACCAAAAGATCTATAATTTAGAAAAGATCGTAATGTAGGCCCAAACGTATTAGGAATAATTCTCATATTAGGATAATTTCCAGGATTCAATCCTATGTCCTATAATGATTTATGTATCGAAAAATGTATTATTTTTATTCTAGCCCGTTAAATGATTTTCGAATAGTGTGGTATCATAACGTGTTAGAATCGAAATTTGGGCTATTTCCGGCTAATTGTGGGGTATCGTGGGTAAATGTTAATGGATTTTAACTATTTAGGTAGGCCAAATTATATTTATTAGGTATGATATTATTAATTTGTTTAAATTGTCGATAATCGGCTATTAATATATATAGCTATTTCGTAACAACTATTATATGATTTGAATTAACATATCAAATAACTAACATAGATAAATTCATTGAATATGGGTACATATTACGATGGTGGATATTGACATACTACATACGGTCATTTGTGGTTTGTCAAATAGGGCAAAAACATGGCCAAATTTGACCGCAAATTGTATGGTTGACACAATGTATCGGAAATAGGTTTGATGGGCTGAAATGTGGCGCAAAATCGCGGGAATTGGCATTGTGGGTATTTGTGTGCATGGTGCATGTGTCGTGTGTATGCGTGTGTATATGCGTGTGCGTGTGTGAGTAGGGTAGGGTAGCGGAAGTGAATCCCACGTCTTTTCAGGCCGGTGGGGTGCTCGGTACTACACCCACAAATATTTCCGATTTCATATTAAGCCACTTCAAGACTGGAATCTTGGAATTTGAACCAATTTCAAAAACACCCAAAGATTCTACCAAGATTTCCACCATTTGAAAATCAATCACATATACATTACAAAACACAATGAATGTCAAAAATTTCTATTGCGTTTGTTGATTATCAATAGATTATGAATAGGGGAATTATGGAATAGTAAAAATTTATACGTTATGCATAGAGTATGTACGAAACTATATGCACAACTTTATGCACAACGTGTATGTACATCAATCTCTAACCTATTGATAGTGAACGTTTTACAAATAGTCATATGATTTAAAACAAATAGTTGAGGCAAAAAAATGCACCCCCATAAATAGCTAAAAAATTTTAGCCTAATCAAAAATAAAAAAATTGCCTTTATAGCTATATTCTATAACGCGTACCCCTAAAAATAGATTGTGTCTATATTGTTTGTGTTTTTGTTGTGTTGTTGTTTTGAAAATTAATAGATAATAATAGGCCGTTTTAACTTCTAGTATATTTGTTTGATTACATATGTTACTATGTAGGGTGTTGGTTGTTAGTGGTTTATGAAAATTGCATACAAATGTATGCATATAGTTGCGCCTTTTCCTGACGAAAAAAATTGGGATTGGTCGATTTTGATAGATAGATACATAATTGTAATATGGGTTATGGATTGGGAAAATAAATATTTGTAGGTTATATGAAAAAAATTCATATATGTCTGAGATTCCGAATGGCCTCACTTTCCTTCTAATGATAGCCGGATTTGTTGGATTAGGGATTATGAAAAAATATATCCCAAATAAATTTGGAAACGACCCGAAACCTACCTATATTTGCCATCCCAATAATATTGACGGACGAAAATCTTTAAATACTTGGCCTAGCGGCCATCATACTTTCTTCTAATGACAAATCGCACCGGACTAGAAAAAGAATTGGCGGAACTAGAAAAAGATTTTTTAAACTATCTTAACGCCAAACACTCAATTTCAAAACAAAAATACATCGAGGTTAATCACGAAGGTATAATCTTCAAGTTAAGGTGTGTTAATGTTTTAAATGAAATCGAAATTAATCTTTCTCGTTTACGTGGAAAGATTTTGAATATTAAAGCTAAAATCAATCGAACGTACCTATGACAACCCGAGACATTATCCTTCTAATAATTTTTTCCGCTTCAGTTATTTTCAGCATGGTTCTTATTTCCAAAGCTAAATCTTTTCATGAAGAATGACACAATCCCAAATCCAACAAGTACGAGAATTAGTTGCGCTGGAAGCTAAATTTCAGGAATTGAAAAAAGTCCAGAATGCAATAAAGTTAGACGCAGAATCATACACGGGAGACTCCGCCATAACTTATTCCACTACATTTTCTTTTTATCTCAGACCGGACATTTTACTGGAGGCCATAGCGAAACAAATATCTTTGGTATCGGTACAAATTTTAGAAATCGAAAAATCTTTTGGAGTATGAAAGAACTAATCGAAGCACTACAGATATTTTTGAAATATTCAAACGAAAAATATCCAACATCTTGTGAACATGACGAAATGTATGTTCACGTTTCTCCTTCTATTGTCTCTGGTGCGGATAAGGAAAGGTTAGAGGAGTTGGGATTTGAACCGACAGACATAGATAATTTTGTATCAAATAAATTTGGCTCAGCATGACCTTCCAAAAATTCAGAGAGGCCGAAAATATTCAGTTGGAACTGAATGACTCCTACAAAAGGAAAAATGAACTTTCGCTATTTGCATCGGATTATAAAGATGTTGATTATGGAATCTATTCTGTTTCAATATCAAAAGATAGGACAGAAAGGACATTTGAAATTTCTTCTGAATCAATTCTTTTTATGATTGAAAATGAAATTTCGAAACTTGAATTAGAAATAAATTCTCTTGAATCCAAATTCGACTCTCTATGACCGACACGCCATACGACAAATATCCTTCCATTGTTTTATTTTCGTGGGAGTGGGCGGAAGAATTAGACCCCGTGATATTACTTCCTTCTACTGTGTATAGCACCGAAACCGGAATCGAAGTTGCAAAATTCGGAACTCCTTCTGGAACTAAACTTCCAATGATATGATTTACAACGAATTCATCCAAGGAGTTGCCTCTTACATATCTGGGTTTAGGACAAATCCCTATTTTGAAGGAACCGGCTCGTATCATGCTTGGAGGTCGGGTTGGCACTATGCGAGAAATAATAAAATGAAGGAATTATGACAAAAAAATTCAACCATTACTCGATAACAAAAATCGACGATACTACACTTCTATTGCACGATTATTTTTCTTTAGGAGTAACTGGCGACCCTGCGATAGCGATTGACCCTTGCGGAGGGCCATATATGGGAATTGGGAGTATTGTGGAAGGGTGCATGGTTGTATCATTTGAATTGAGGAAATATTCTGTCATTATTAATGTAGAAAAGATATAGATTATGGCATGGTCAAAAGTTACTGGAAAGAATCTGCCTTTAAAATGGTGGTTTTATAAGATTATGTGTGAAATGGAGTATCACACCTTTTACACTGATTACTATTATTGGCTTAATAAGGTTTTAAGTACTGGTTATAACTTATACGGAGAAAAGATATGAAAGAAATAAAAGCGTTGAAGTTGCATGACTCGACAAGGGTTGGAAGAATGTTGATAGTAAGGGTTGTTGGAGGCATTATTTACGAAGTTCAAATATATGGAATGGACGAATACATCGTGTCAAGCTCATCTGTTTTCGTTCCATTCACAGACTTCAACGAGTCCGACACAAGATTAATCGCCTTGGCGGATGAAGAAGTATAACCCATTCCTACAAAAGGACTCCTCAAAGTGCTATTATTGCGACAAACCAATGTCCGGCACAAGAGAATGGATGGCAACTCGAGAACATATTATACCACGAACCCTGGGTGGAAGTGAGAATGAAATTAATATCGTTCTCGTTCATTATAAGTGTAATAGGTTGCGAGGTTCAACCAACCTGGAACTTCTATTGTTGAGATTGCCTCGGAGGTTCATTCGGGAGAGAGTTCTGACTTTGATAGGACACATAAAATTTTTAAACTCGGCGAAATATAAAGGGCCGAATCAAATAACCATAGATTGAAATGGAAATAAAAATCGAAGAAGACGTTCGCATAGAACAAAAACTCCCAAAGGCAGACCAGTACGGAATTGAAGCTTATAAACTTTTGGTTAAAGCTGGACAATCTTTTTTAGTACCGGAAGGACTTGAGGCTGCAAAAGTAATAAACAGACTTAGGCTTATAGCTAAAAAGAAAAATCCAGAACGCGTCTTTGTTAGAAGGAATACAGAAGAGGGTATTAGAATTTGGAGGGTAGAGGATGAACCCACTGCCGCCAATGATGAACTCTAATTCCTTCCAATCCTTTATCACTTCCATTGTGACCGAATTATCAAAACTTGTTGGTGACTCTATTGCTTTAATTCCTGTTGGCGCAGATAAAATGCCAAAGGTAAAAAAGTGGCAGGGTGAACCAAAGCTCAACATATTTGAATTACTTGACCTAATGCGTCATGCAGGAACCTCTTATGTAGCCATGAGATGCGGTTCTGTATCCGATGGTGTCTTGGTTGCAGACATTGACGAGAAGCATTATTATGGAATATCTGAACGGATATTGAAGGGTTTGGTTGAATTATGGCCTGAAATTTGGGAGAAGTTACGGATAGAAAAGACTCCAAGTGGAGGATACCATATTTTATGGAGATTTTTTGGACAGGTTGAGTCTAAAAATTATTGTCATAGAGAAACAACTCCAGAAGAAAGGGAGATTGACCCCAAAATAAAGAAAAAATGCTTTGTTGAGATAAAAGGAGAAGGTTCGCTCTGCCACTGTTTTCCTTCTAATGGCTATGTTATAGAGAAGGAATCTGGAGGTGATGGTGTTAGACTTGTAAAGTTCTTATCGCTAGAGGAACATGCGTCTCTCCTGAACTATCTACGCTCCTATAACGAAGTTTTCGAAGAAAAGAAGGAAAGGAAGACCTCATGGGAAGATAATTATGACGAAAATCCATTTGTAGCGTTCAATAATTCAGAAGAAGGGTCTCGCGTTCTGGAGGCGGCTGGATGGAAGGTTGTAAAGGACTCTGGAAGCCGCCGATATTATTCAAAACCGAGTAGAATTGGCAAAGACGTTGATGCTTCTTATGACTTTTCTAGCCACATGTTCAAAATTTGGACTACAACTACTTCATTAGAATCGCGAGGATACTCACCTTCCGCACTAAAAATAGCATTAGAATTTAAAGATGCGAGCGAAGGTTATCACTGGTTTGTGGCTAATGGTTATGGGAAACTCCGTCCTGCTATTGAAAGTTCTATAATAAAACGCGAGGCTCGCAAGAAAGAAGGGGTGCTTCCGGCTAATTTCTCTGAAAAGGGGAGGGTGAAGTTTGAAGAGGAACGTGTAAAACTGAAAGAAAAATACCCATACGGAGTATTTTGGAAAATTGGCGAAGAGGGCGGGTTTAAAATCAGCCGCGAATTATTCCTGCGAATAGCAGGTGAGTGCGGATTTCGTAAAAAGAAAAATGACCTTTGTTATATTGACGGATACATAGTTAGGTATGTGGAGCGCGACTATTTCTTCCAATACATGAAGGCGTATATAAAAGAGGAAGATGACGACCTTCTGGACACTTATGAGGCATTTCTACAAGCATCTGGAAATTGGACTTGTGAGAGATTTCGTGATGTTGACGAAAGTCTCATACTCCGATCCACTGCAGAGATCTCCTACAAATTCTTCAGTAATTGCTATGTAGAGATTACTCAGGATGGCGAGAAACTGCTAGATTACAAGGAACTTGATAAATTAGTTTGGGAAGATAAAATCCATAACCGTCCTTATCGTTTCAAGAAAGATTATTCCGAAACAAGTGGCGGATTTGCGAGGTCGTTATACTACGATTTTTTAAATAAAGCGATAGGAGTGGACACCTATCTAATGCAATGCATAGGATATTACTGCCACGATTTTCGAGACACTCGCGGTTATATGGTTATAGCAACGGAGTCTTGCGAAAACTCCGGAAATGGTGGTGGAAATGGTAAAAATATATTCTGGTCACTTTTAGAACTTAGTACGACTTTTAAATCAGTTCCCGCAGCACAAGCAAATATGTCTCGCGATCTCTTCCAATCGTGGAACAAAGAACGCCTTTTTGTATTGAGTGATATGCAAAAAGACTTCAAAATTGATTTTTTGAAAGACATAATCACAGGAAATGCAGTTGTAAATAAAAAATTCATAAACGAGTACGAGGTTGGAATTGAGGATATGCCAAAAATGGGCGGTTCGTCTAACTTCGTATTTGATTTGAGTCACGATGGAGGACTCAAGCGAAGGATAAGGTATTTAGAGTTCTCGGAGTTCTTCAAACGACACAAGGGCGTTGACAAGTACTACAAAAAAATGTTCCCGACAGATTGGGAGGATTATGAATATCTTTGGTTTGATAATTTCATATCCGATTGCATAAAAACATTTCTGGAGTGCAATTATGAAATAGAACAAAAGGAAATGTCTGATGGCGGATGGGTTAAGCAGTTTGAAAACGGCTTCAATCTTTACCTTTTGGACTTCTTTAATACAAACATAGATAGCTGGGAAGGTAGAGAGGTTACATCAAAGTATGTTGGAGACCTTTACAAACAATATTGCGCAGATTCTGGCTGCAAGCCATTTGGTAAGATAGCATTTAATCGCGGATTAGAGGTATTCTGCAAGTATAAAGGAATTGATTTGAAAAACAATATACAAATAACCGAAAACGGAATAAGATCTTCTGGTATGAGGTTTGGTGGTGTTTCAGTTAAGATTGAGGAGGAGTTGCCGTTTTAAAAACATAAGGGTATGAATGATAAATTTTGGGGAGATTTAATGATGCAAGAGGATTTGAAGAAGAGAAACAATTCGGAAATAAAATTGTATTTTAACGAAAAGGGACTTGCATTAATTAAGGAATTGTTTAAAATTGTCAGAAAAAATGAAATGGAGATCAAAAATAACTCTATACGAAATACTTCCAAACAGGAGGAAAAGACTTAGGACTGCCACCGGAAGCCCTTTCATTCAACTCGGAATGTGGAAACGAGATTTGAGTGACGGAAATTTCGTTGTTGTCGAAGAGTTGCCGGACGGAGAAAAAGAAATATTTTTTACGATTAAAAGATAAACTATGCCTAAAAAAAGCGACGAAAACGAAGAGAAAAAGAATACCAAGGAACTCGAAGTTTGGGTTCCGCCGGTTGTGAAGATAAAAAAGGTAGATACGACAAAAACTTGGAGTTTGTACTTCGACAGCGTGATAGATGATGTGGAAGATCTCATTACTCGTGGACAATATACGTTCCAGCAAATAGCTGATTATTATGGCTGTAATCTAACTCAATTCTTTAGGTGGAAAAGAGATTCAAAGCACAAGGAAAGAATAGAAGAGGCTATGGAGTTTAGGGCTTATCAGTTAGCTGATATGGCAAACCAAATACTCCTAGAGGGTTTTGGAGAAAACAGTGTTCCGCAAGCTATGCTAAGAAACCAGTTGTCAAAAAACTATAACTGGCAAGCCGCAAGAATGAATCCGAAAAGATTTGGTGACAAAAAACAGGAGGATATTAACATCAGCATGAACCATCTTCCAATGACCGGAGAGCAATTCGACAAATTACTCGAAGATGCCGTTGTTAGAAGGCAAGAGGAAATGGTTGATACTCCGGAATATGAGGAATTGGAAGAGGTGGAGGATGAAAAGAATGGAGAAGTGGATTGGGAAAAATTAGAAAAAGATACTGATGAAAACATTTAATTCACTAAATGAATACCTCGCCGGACGAAGGTTTCTCGCCGGACTTATTGGTAACGAGTTCGAGGAGTGCGTTCAAAAGATAATAACTTTTGAAAATCAAAATCAATACCTTTTTGTTCCAAATTATAAGAAGGAACATAGGTTTTATTTTAGAGCCATGAACAAAGATAGGCATCCTGTAACTTTTGAAAAATTGGATACTGAATAATAATTAAAATCAACCTCAGATTTTAATTATGGAAAGAATACTACGCGGAACATTTCTTGACGGAGTCGAGTATAGGGTCGTGCCCGGAAGTGTATGGAATAAATTGAAAAAAACCATTTATGCAGATGAGGAGAAATCTCCCGAAGGTGAGATATGGGTTGAGACTAATGACATAGCAAATATTCGCAAGGCAAGAGGAATTTTCGTAAACGATGCTTTTCTTCCATTGTGGAATTTTAATGGAAGAATGTTATTTCTTGATGGGGCTTACGGTTCGTCAAAGACAACATACGCAATCACAAGACTTCTTGTAAAGTGCATGTCTCAAAAAAAGTTTAATTGCTTTTACGGAAGGCAGGTATATGCAAGAGCTTCAGAGTTTCATAAGAATATAATAGGAGAAATAAAAAGAAATGGATGGGAAATATACTTTGATTATTCCATTAAACCAAACGGAACCAAACAAATCTTTTATAAGGGAACAGGAGAAAAGTGTCTTGGATATGGAAACATCTTTACAATGTTCGGTTGTGACGATGAGGAAAGTATCAAGGGATGGCATGACCCGACAGATATAATCGTGGATGAGGTGAATCAAATAAGTTTTGAGACATTTGGTATGCTATACACGAGGTTGAGAACACCTGGAGTACGAACACAATTTTGGGGTATGTTCAACAACTGTGACGTAAGAGACGGTCATTGGATAAAAGATTATATCTACGGTTCGGAAGATGGGTCGACCGAAAAGGAAAGGGTTATGATTACTGCATTGCGTAAAAGTAAGATTCTAACTCACCACAGCATATACACAGATAACCTATTCCAAAATCCAGCAGCATATTATCAGCAACTTGTAATTAAAGCCGGTGGTGACGAACAACTTATAGATGCTTATTGTAACGGTGGTTGGGGTATCGAATTAAACCAACAACCATACTACAAATTTTATCGCGAAAACGAACACAAAGACGATGTTGAGTACGAGAGAGGTGTTCGAATTGCATTCATATTCGATGAGAACGTTAACCCTTACTTTCCATCGTTGATAGCCCAAAAAGTAGGAGATGAACTCCGATTTATAGATGAAATTTGTGGAAGAAGTCCGAACAACACTTTAGAGTGGGTAGTAGAGGAGTTTAAAAGAAGGTATCCAAACCATGTGGCAGGACTTGATATAATGGGAGATGCTACTTCTAAAAAAGAAGATGTGAAGTTAGAAAAAGGACAGAACCTTTTTACGATGGCATCGTCCTACCTTCAAAAGTACGAACCAGAAACAAGGGTTCGTGACTCAAACCCGAATAATTCTGTTAGACAGAGATTTATCAATCTTATCTTCAAGCAGGAGTACGGTGGGTTGAAGATTAGAATTTCTCCTCGCTGCGTGAACCTTTTGGCTGATTTGAAATATGTTACAGAAGATCCGAAGAAGCCTGGGCGAAAGAGAAAGGATTTGAAGATGGTTGATGGGATTAGAGGGGTGCAGGAACGAGGACATTTGGGGGATTGTATGGACTATTACATCTGCGAACAAGAACACGACATTTACCAAAAGTTCCAAACCGGCGGAACGTCATATGCAGCCAGTGGTGGAAAGAAAGAGGTTAGGAATACTTTTGACAAACCCGCGAAAGAGGTTGTTGTTGAAGTGGAGGAGGTCGACGATTATGTTCCATTTAAATCAAGAACTAGAAATAGGTATTCATGAAAAAAGAAATCTACAGAATAATATACGACCATTATATAAAGGATGAACAGGAGGTGTTCAAAGAATTCACTCTCGATTTATTCTCGAATCATGGAAGGGTTGAATCAATAACCGAAAACCAGAAGTGGGGAAAGTTATTTTATGATGTAACCTTCAACAACAATGATATGGTAAGAATTTTTAATCCACATATAATCTTTTATAAATGAAACAAGCAACACTATTTGATCTTCCAATAACACTCGAGCTCAAACTTAATATATGCCGGATTGACAATCGTTATTTTTATAATGGGTATGAAATTACAGATTGTGATTACTATCTTATAATTCAACATAGTAGTTTATATTTATACTAAATTTAACAAAACATTAATTTGTTTTTGTCCTACGAACACCATATATTTGTATCGTGGCAAATTCCTACGTTCCATATCTGCGAAAGGTTGATTACTCACCGATAATTCAAAATGGTCAACTGAGCAATCAGTTACTTGACCCATTGAATGCCGGAACTAATCAAAGAATATTCGCTGAAACGTGGGCAATAGGCAAGATTTACGAATCAATCGAACAAAGGTTTGATTTGGCGTTTGAAATAACGCCAACATTACCTTACGACTATTACAAGACCTATTATGCTGGCGACAGGGTTTGTATTGATTTTGATGAATGGGTCGCACCTGCTGAAGAAACCTCATACCTATTCGGAAATTGCGTTATAAAAAATGACATCGGATATTTTTGCGTACAACCAAATAATTCGGCTACATTTAGGCCGGAAGATTGGGTGAGAATAGGTAAAAAAGACGATGTTTATTATATCCCTTATCCTTATCCTATTTTTCGCTTAGAGCCGGAACAACAGAGAGGAATCTTTACAGCTGGATACTACAAGAAAGATGATAAGGTTTGGTGGGCTAATAAAGTGTGGACTGCAAAACAAGAAACGGTTCTTATTGACGATGCTGCCTACATTCAATTTCAGTACATAAACAATATTCCTCCAGCAAATACTTTCCCAAATGCTAAAGGTGGAGATTTGTTTTGGACAGATGATGGCGAGTATTCATTCACAGGCACATTAGAAGAACCCAATTATCCTTCTATTGGCGTGTGGAAGTTGGGGGATAATAGGAATGCAATCCTTGTATCGTCACTGATTGATTTGTCTTTATGGAGATTGCATTCAAGAATAAGTCCTCAAAATATTCCTGCACTCCGCGAAAGTAACAAGAATGCTACTTTTCAATGGTTAAAGGATATTAAAGACGGAAGAATTAACTTAGACATTGAACCACTTCAGCCACAACAAGGATTGAATCTTACTTGGGGGTCGAAGCCAAAATATATAAGCAAATACTAATGACCAATCTCATTCTCGTTAGCCTCTTTTCTACATTCTTTATCATTTCCACTCATTACGGAATCAAGATTCTAGAATGGTGGAGACGTAATAAGTACGAAAACAACAAAGCTGAATTTGTTTCAGACCTGTACAAATTACAGAATAAGTGGGGTCGTAAAGGTCAATTTTCCTACAGTGAAGCACTCGGACTTGTTATTAAGTCCTTGAACCTTCCAGAAGAAGAATCTCCAAAATCCGTACACGGAAAAGAAATACTACAAGCACTTAAAAATGATGCTAGAGAGACCTTAATAAGAGAATTGAATGAATCCTAACTTAAAATTTCTTGAAACGTCTTTAGGTGGAAGAGCTCGCTTTGGAGACCCAATGGGTTTTTGGAGGAAGGAACCTTCGTTTGCTAATATCAACGATTACATTGCGCCAATACAATTCGAGAGGTTAGCTCACGATGTTGGTATGTGGCGTGATGCTATAAGGGAATCGGAACATCCTTTTTATCCTAAAAGGGTGAAAATGATGAGAATGTTCATTGACACCGTTGAGAACATTTTTATTAAAGCGTTGATTCAAAGGTGTATGGAAATTGTCCTTCAAAGGGATATGTTTCTGTACGAAGTGAAAGGTGGCGAGAAGATAGTATCGGAAACTGCCACGCAAGCTCTAAGGGAGCAATATTGGTTTCAGGATTATCTTGAATATGTTTTAGAGGCGGCGTTTTGGGGGTACAGTCTCATTTCGCTCGGAGATATAGTTAACGATTCTTTCCCTGAAATAAGGTCGATTCGCCGCGAGAATATTAATGTTGACGGATGGGACGGAGCTTACATAGCTTCTATGGTTTATTCAATGAATGGTATTTCTTTGAATGACCCTTTGATGGAGTTGTGCAATCACTACATTAAGACCAAATCAAACAGAGGTGTTTCAAGATGCGGGAATGGCCTCCTTTATAACTTGGCTTACGGAGAAATCAATATGCGCCACATTGATGAGTGGAACATAGACTTTCTTGAATTGTATGGAATGCCCATAAGGGTTGGTACTACATCTAAAGTAGGAAAGGAGCGCAAACAATTCGAAAATTATCTTCGCTACGCCGCCTCAGACCAATATGTTCTATTGGACAAAGGAACCGAGGATAAGATTGAATTTGTTCACAATTCAGGTGCGACAGGTACAACTTGGAAAGGATACGAAAACCTATCAAACAGAATCAAGAAGGCCTGTTCGCAATTGGTTTTGGGCCACGAAGATGCAATGGCTTCATCTGCCGGAAAACTTGGTGGACAGCAAACTGGAGATAAAGATGGCAACAAAACATCTTTGGTTGAACAGGCAATGAACTCCAAACAGATTACCTATGGTAATTTTGTTTCTAATAAGGTGAATGAAAAGACTGAATCCTTTAGGAAGTTGGGAAAATTTGTAGGTTCTAAAGTTATTGAAAATATATTCCCTTCTGGATTGTATTTCGGCCTATTGAATGATGTTGAGGAAGAAGCGGTTCGTAGAAAGAATGATGCACATCGCATTCGAGTGTCTGAATCTGCAAAACAAATGAATGATGCAGGTTATAATATAGATGTTGATGAGCTTTCGAAAGAATACGGAATGAAGCTCACGGAACAAGCTCCAGAAAGGAAGTTGATAGAAGAAAAGAAAACAGAAGCAACAATTATAAAAGAAGATAGCCCAAGCCTAAAAAATCTATTCAATGGTAAGCGAAAAACTCAAAAGTAATATACTGGATAGAATGAAAAATGAGTATGAAGCTCATTTTTACTACAGTAATGCAGCGAACTGGTGTGAAAATACTGGTTACTTGAAAGCTGCTGCATATTACCGAGATGAAGCTAAATCTGAATTGGAACATGCGCAGAAACTAAAAGATTTTTTGAATAATTGGGGTATATTTTTCGAAATTCCGGCAATTGATTTTACTATTTCGTTTGAATCATTGTACGAAATAATCGAAGGTGCGTTCAAGATAGAACTTGACCTTTACGAAAAATACTCTAAAGACATTTCGATGGAGTGTATGTCATATTTTGCTTTGATGCAAGAAATGATTGCAATTCAATACAACTCTCAAGCAGAGTGCAGAACACAGATTGACAGAATGAAACTTTTTGATAACAATAAAACCTCAATCTCCCTCTATGAGCAGTCAACCTTTTAAATTTAGCGGAAGTGACAAGACCGGCAAGAAAGCCATAGCACTCAACGAGGCTAGGGTTAAAAATATAGAAGAACACAAACGAAAGGAACACGAAGCCCAATTCGCCGCTTCGATATTCCCGCCAGACCAAATTCACCCTTTGTTTATGGAGTACGTAGGTCGTGCAATGATGGTCACTTCTATTGTAAGGGTGGGGTGTCATAGGGGTACTTGGGAAAACCTCATAACTTTCGAGCGTGAGTTTTTCTATCCTGAAATTAAGTTAGGATTGGATTTGATGAGAACCGCTACACCGAAAGAAATGGAGCAAACACTCGGAACTAATCTGTCTATGATTAAGGAAGTTGTTGAGCCTATGTATAAAACATTGCAAGGACTGTCTGACGACATTTGGAGTAAACTATGAGTACTTGGGGATTTGATGATGTGATAAGGGAATACAAGCGTGCGGAGAAACGATTTTTGCGCGAAGGAATTATTCTTGCTCAAAAGGAGGAATTTGCTAAGAATTTTGTTACCGAAAGTAATAGTGAGACTGGAGTTCCTTGGATGGATACTACAAGGCCAAATCCTATACTTAAAGACCAACTCAGACTCAGGCAAGAAACACTGTCGCAAGGGAATATAACGATTGCTGGAAACAAAGGCATTCTTTTTATTGACCCAGTTGACGATAGAGGACGAGGATATGCCGCATACCATCAGGAATCTCCATCACAAGGAAATAACATTCAAAGAGAATTCATTACCGCTTCCAATGAAATTCTTGATAAACAGGAGGCGCTTTTAATCTCAATCTTAGACCAAACTTTTAAATGAGTAGCCGCATAAAACAAATATACACTGATATACTTCTAATCCTTGAAGACATGGATTGGAAGTATAAAAATATATATGATAATCAGACAGATGAAATGATTATCGGTTCTTCTTACTCGTTTCTAACTCCAGCTGTTTTCATAGAGTTTGATTTAGGTCAGGCGGTTCAAGGAAATGGTGGATTTACTTTTTATCCAGATACATTACTTTCGTTCCATATTGTTGATACACTTCTGAATGATGGCGACAACATGGAACAGAATCTTGGGATTTTTGATTTACGAGACTCTATCAAAAAGAAATTCACCGGCTCCAAGGTCTCATTCTGTTCTGCAATGATGTGTGTTTCTGATAAAAAAGACTTTAAACACAATAATGTTTATAAGTATATTGTTTCTTTCAAAACGCAATTTATTGATAATTCAGGGTCGGATATTGATAAGGGGGAACAATGGTTAATCTTGACCTCCCCTACACTTGGCTTGACGGTTGTTTGGTCTTGGGTTTCTGGAAAACAGTACGAGATTGGTAATAGGGTTGGAGTAGAGGGGATTGGATATTCGTGTATCGAGGCCAATAACGATAAAGTATTTGACCCTTCTAAATGGGAATTAATATAATGGCAACATCAAAAGCAACAATTTTACAGCGGCTAAAGGATTACATGAAGCTCAAGGGCGCTGATGTTGGCATTACTATAACTCCCGATAATTGGAGTAGGACAGATTACAAGTCCTTGCAATTCGAGGCTATTGCCGAAGAAGGTGCTATTCAAGAGCAACTGTACGACCAATTCACAATTGACCAAGAGTTAATTGCACAAAGGGCTTCGCCGCAGACCGCTCAATGGTTCCAGTGGCAGATGTTAAATCTGTTCGAATACGATGCTACAGACGTTCCAATAGTACAGCTCAAGTTACCGGAACTCTATCCGTACTACACTTCTCCAAATCCCAACTACAGAATAATCACTTTCTGTTCTGTCGTTAAAGGCGTTGCAGGAACAACATTAATAAAAGTCGCAAAAGGTACAACACCAACAGTACTTACATCGCCGGAATTATCGTCAGCCCAATCATTTGTTAATATTATTGGAATAGATGGACTTAACTACAATGTGGTATCATATCTTGCCGACAGATTGTATATTGATGCGGAAATCTTTTATAATGGGTTGTACTCGGCGGTAATATCGGATACTGTCATTGCGGCAATCACTACCTTTTTGGCGAGTATTCCGTTTAATGGAAGTGTAGAGCTTGGTAGCCTCTTGGCCGCCATTCGCTCGGTAGAAGGAGTAAACAGGGTTGTGTTTAACAATATTCAAGCCCGCGCAGACTCAACGGCTTACGGTTCAGGAACTAACATGGTTCAAACTAAGGCTTGGATTCAAGATGTTTGGCCGACATACGCGGGTTACATAATTCCAGAAGATACAGTTACGCATACACTTGCAGACTCTTTAACATTTACTGCTGAATGATTCCAGTTATAAATCCAGAAAACATTTCTTTAAATGTATTGCCTCCATCCAAACACTCTGAATTAAGGGAAGATGGTACTACTTTCACTTTTTTTAGATTCATACAATGGTTCAAAGGAATACAAGGAAATGCCGTAAGATTGTACGGAATATTTTCCGACTTCGTTTATGGTTCTACTGTAGCTTATTGGAATAACGCAACTACATATGCGAAAGGAAGAAAAGTAATGACTTCATTTGGAGTGTATGAATCGCAAGAGTCAAACGCTGCTACTTTCCCAGTCGGAAGTTCAAAATGGCTATACGTTGCTCCTAATCTTGGAATACAGGAAAGGATAAGGTTCAAAGCTTCTCGAATTGTTTTGGAAATGGCCTTGAATAGACAATTTCGAAAAGAGTTAAGTGATAATGGTTTCGTTGGGTTCAGGCAACCTACATCTTATTCTGGAACTGGACAATTACCACTATCCGATATTTATATTTCAGCACTACCTCCAGAATATGTTAGCTTTGCCTTTTCTTCGGCTACACAGTCATTGGGAGGAATTAATACTGTCTCTTCCACTAACGGTCTCGCAACAATATCAATTATAGGGGCTGCAAGTTCTTATAAATTTCAGATAAATATTCCCGTATCGGTGTATGCGAGTATCAATTCTAATGCGACAATAGCCGAAAAAATAGTACGAAACTTTGTTGACAGATACTGCGCAGTTGGTATCGAATACGAAATAGCAACTTATTAATATGAAAAAATTTGACGTTTCCGCCTGCTCCAGTACCAATATCTTGTTTACTAAGTCTGGAGTATTTGAATTTTTGCAACTTGCATTTAGGGAGGGCTTTACCTCCACCATTCGCTCGATGATAGGCGACTCCTACGATGCCACTAAGGTATATAGACTTTGGGGTGTAGAAATTACAATTACGGCAGGGCCAACTACGACAATTACAGAAGGTGCGGTTTTCTATAATGACGAGTTTTATCTTACTGATGCTGCTACATTTTTAGGTAGTGCTACATTCGGAGTAGTAACAACTCAGTACACAACAAACGCAGACCCAATTGACTTTTCTGATGGTACGCCTCGTAACGTTTGTAACATTAGAAAGATGGCGTTTGGTGCAGCCGGAGGCGGAGACCCGTTGCTCGCTAATTATATAGTTGATATGCCGCAAAAGCTTGTTTCTAACTTTGTTGCAAATGCTGGAGACACAACACTTACTTTTCAAAACGACAATTTCTCAATAATAAATGCCTCGAGTGCAACAACATTAATAACACTTGATACAACAAGAGCTTATGTTGGAGCCACTCACTCTATAAGGTTCCAAGCATTCTCTGGAGCAGATGACTTTACTTTTGCAACAGTATCCGGTCAGGCAATAATACAGGTAGGAACGTTTCTCGGAATAACTACAGACCCTTGTAATATATTAATTAGATACCTTGGTGTAAATTCATCAACGGGAGACCACACATTTTTAGCAACACTCGTAAGTCAAGGATAACCTATGTCTCAACAACCTCCGCCTAAAAAAAATTATTATAAAAAACGAACTCATCCAACAAAGGTAACCTCTTATTTAGAGGATGATGTTTATGCAGCATTTCAAGTTAAATTACAAGCATGTAGGCAATCTGAAAGTTGGTTAGTTAATTATTACCTATCAAAAGTATTGATAAAGTTACCAAACGAACACCAAGACGCTCCAATAAAAGTAAAGAATCCACCTCAATAGGTGGATTTTTTCGTACCATACAAAAAATGTGTGGTGGTTTGTTCGTACAGCCGAATGTGTGTGTATATTTGTCATAGCGAATGCAATATGCAATAAATCATACCAGCCAAGAACCAATATTCCTCATAAACGACCATATCGGTGACAGTGATGAAGATGGAATTGGAATTGACGGTAACTTATTTGCTAAAGAGTTCTTTGAAGTAGATGGTCTTGCTCCACAACTTATAACATACTACACTAATTCTTGGGGTGGCGATGTTAAAAAGGGATTGAGTATGTTTTCGTCAATTGCTAATGCAAAATCGAAAACAAGGTCGGTTATAAGTGGTTTCGCTTATTCGACAGCTGGTTGGATTGCCTTAGCAGCAGACGAGGTACTAATGGATAAGCATTCAGAGTGGATGTGCCATTTGGTTACTTCGGAAAATTCTGGCAGCGACCTTTTGAACAGGGTTGGTAAAATGGTCGCCATTGTTATTTCCACAAAGTCTGGAAGGAATGGTAAACCTAAAAAAAGTACAGAAGACATTTTGGAATTAATGAAGTCTGAAACTGTATGGAATGCCGACCAAATGAAGGAAGAGGGATTGATTGACAATATAGTTGATTATTCAATACCTCAAGCAATCGGAGATTTCAAAAACAAAGTTCGCTCTACAAAAATATTTTTAAATACTTACGTTAAAAAACAACAGAATATGTTTCCTACTCTTTTGAATAAACTTGGTCTTGCAGAAGGTTCGTCTGAAAAAGATATGCTTACCGCTCTGGCTTCTTTCGAAAACAAAGTAACTTTCGCCAATGCCGAAGTTGCTGACCTCAAAAACCAACTGAAGCTCAAAAATGAGTCTCAGGAAGAGTTGAAGTCTCGTATGAACAAAATGCAGAACGAGATGGATACAATGTCAACGGATATGTCGAATAAGAAGAAAGAGTTCGATAATCTGAAAAATGAGTACGATAATATGTGCTCAAAGACAGATGTTTTCCAGAACGAGTTCAATGCACTCAAGGCGGAAAAAGAAGCCGTTGAAGCAAAAAGGATAAGTGACCGCGCAGAAACATTCTACAATCAGATGGTTGCTACTGGCCGCCTGAAGGACGATGAAGAATCAAAGAGGGTGGCAATGCTGAAATTGACCAACGACTTTGAAGGCACAAAACTCCTCATGGAAATGATGCCTGTGAATATGAAGTTGCCGGCTCCGAAATTTGAAAACAAAGATCTCGGCCTTGACCTCAATGCAAAAGACGAGGACTTCGTCAAAATGAACAGAGAAGCAAGAAAGAAAGTTGCATAGTCGCACGACAGTTGCACACTCATCAACCCGCATCCTTACTGGATTGCGGGATTTTGAGGTGAAAAAACTTTACAATGGGAATTTCAATTTTAGATACTTCATTTAGCGGAACCTACGCGCCATATCTCATAAAACGCGCAATGTACGGCATGGATACCCTTAAGAAAGGTATATGCTACGTTGAATCAGGCATCAAGAAGCTGCATACAATTGACCGCCTTGATCTCGAGAATCCACTTTCTCCGCGTCAGGAAACACCGACAGATGATGGTCAGAATCCTTTCGTAATTGACGGAAGGACTTTGATTCCGCAGGACGTTCAGGCGTACAGGGTAATCAACCCTCGTGATTTTGAAGTGTCGCAGTTGGGTCTGCAGTTGGCTGATGCAATCCTTGCTCGCCAGATTCCGGTTGAACTCGCCACACAATTATTCACTGTTCTATTGGGTCGTTCTGCTGAGCAACTTGAAAACGGTATCTGGGTTGGTTCCACTGCGTATCAGGGTCACTATACATCTTCGGATGAGCGTTATCAGGTGCAGTATTTCAATGGGTTTATTCAGCAGATGGTAAATGACCCTCTGATTAACCTGAGCACAATTTCCCCTGTTGCTATCACTACATCAAATATCCTTACCATTCTGGATGATTTGGTTTCTGAAGCATCGCGCTTGGTTAAGGCGTTGATTACTGACGAGCGCACCTTCCAGGATATGAAGTTCCTTATGTCGGCAAAGACATACAACATCTACGGACAAGCACTTCGTACAGGTACAACCTTTAAAGGTAACTCACTTGATGCTTCAAGCGCAGGAAGGTGGGGTGGTTATGAGGTTGTTCGCATTGCCGGTATGCCTGATAATACTGTTCTATTCTGCCGCGCAACAGATGATGCCGAGCGTTCAAACCTTTGGGTTGGTATGAACTCGCAGAAGGATTGGGACTTGAGGGTTGACCAAGTTACCAACAACTCTGAAAGCTACTTCATGTTGGCTAAATGGAAGTGGTGCGTTAACTACGGCTGGCCACAGGAAATCTTTATGTACACCACACTCACGGAAGCGAGCTTCGAACCTTCGGAAGGTGGAGCTTAATAATATAAAATTTCAAAAAACCCCGTATCCTCACAAGGAACGGGGTTTTGAGGTGAAAAAAATCTAACGATGAAAAAATTATTGCTTTTAGTTTGCCTTGCACTGGGATTCGGAATTTTTCAATCATATACAGGAAGGCCACTTTTCGGTACGGCGTCAAATCAGAACAACACCGGCGGAGTGCTAACTTATGCACTTGCAAACATTGCTGATACAGCGGGAGCTACGGTTGATACAATCGTAATAACTCCTAACAACTGGAACAAACTGTATGTTCTGACACTGACCGATTCCTGTGTACTGGCTATCAAAAGTACAGCAACATCATTTACCGGAAGTGTAATGACGGTTATTGTTGAGAACACAAGCGGTTCGAGCCATTTTGTAAATTTACTTGGATATTCCGGTCTTGCAACTCAGTGGGGGGTTTCATCCACAGGTACAAAATTACTTCCTGCCAGTACCAAGAGGGTTGTTATAACATTTGTCTGTGACGGCACAATCTGGATGGAGCAATCCAGAGTCATACAGGCGTAAAGTCGAGGTTGATTGAGAATCGAATGCCCCGTACCGAAAGGACGGGGTTTTCGGGTGAAAAACCTCAAATTTTTATGAAAGCAAATAAGGATATTCAGCTCGTACTAAAACTTCACCCTGAACACAAGTTTGTTTATTTCGATACTTTGGGAAATCATTACTTTAATGCATTTCCGCAACTTGGAGAAACACTCGTAACTTGGGCTGAGGTGAAGGATAAAAAAGAGGGGATTGATTATCAACTCTATGGTACTGGCGAATTTCATTCTCGTAGGGTTATTCCTGGGATTCACAACGTTGAAAAAAGAACAGAAGTTGTTTCTAAAGGCAAGAAAATAACTTTGATTGTTGGAAAAATCTCCCGCGAAGAAGTTCTTGCCGAAAACTTTGACGAAGAAGATTTGACAATCGTTCAGAGATTAGCCAAAGCGACTCCTGAAGAATTGGCGCAAATTCGCTCGCTACTTTTGCCTTCTAATGTGATGCCACAAGAAGCCCCAGCCTCCGACCTTTAATTTACAAATACAACAAACATGAGCTTTCCTTCAGTTACAATTAATACGTTGAATGGCGGAAGTGGTAGACCACTTCCTGGGTTTGACTATTATTCTGGTTTAATGTTTTATGGTACTGCGCCATCTGTAACTGGGAAGTGGGATACTTACACCGGCTCTCCAAATATCAAGGCTCAACAATTGTTTTCAGCAGCAGATGCAACTTCGGCTGGAATACTTCCAAACACAGAAAATACAGCGGCAGTAGCAATATATGAAATACTAACAGCAGCAACGGCAGCCGGAGAAACTATTGTTTTTTCAGTTGATGTTCCTCAACAAAATGGTGCTGTTGATACAGTTTCGATAGGCACTTACACCACAGTTAGCGGAGATACCGTAATTGATACGCTCGGAGCTAATTTGGTTATCTTTATAAATGCCGGAACCGTAACTCACGGATTTTCTGCTACATACAGTTCCGCAGACAATGAATTGTCAATAACCGCACGCAAGAAAGATGGTGTTTCGTTGAACACTGGCTCTCCACTTGATATTGACGTTTCAGATACAGATATAACTGGAACAATAACTCAATTTGCCGGAGGTACTGCATCGCAATACGCTATCTGGTTTTATCAAATATCTGAATACTTCAGGATATTCGGTACAGGTGGAACGCTTTGGGTTGGCATTATTTCCGCTACGTCCTCAAGGAATGAAATTGTAACGTTGCAAAATCAGGCCGCACTTGGTAAACTAAGGCAGATTGGCATATACGACACAAGCACAACAACTGGTCTTGCTGCAAATATAACAGCTTCACTTTTGACTGTTCAAAATGCGGTTGATACTTTGGAACAAACTGCACCTTGTGTTGTTGTTTACGCTCCAAACGTTAAGCCGGTTGCAGACATAACAACGTATCCAGACCAAAATCTTAACACAGCAGGTAATTGCCAGTGTGTAATATCGCAGGACGGCCTCGCTGATGGAGCGTTGTTGTTTGTTCAATCGGGGCAGTCTGTAGGTAATATTGGCGCAAAACTTGCATCTATTGCCAAATCAAGGGTAAGCGCTTCGGACGCACAGCCTATTGATACTTTCAACATGAGCAACGGCATAGAGAATAATACTCCGGCATTTGCAAACGGACAATTATCATCTGCTGTTTCTAATGGCGGTCAAATCCAACTTCAGAACTACAACTATACATTCTTCAGAACATGGGGTGATGTTAAGGTTGGAACATACTGGAATGATAACCGTACCTGCATAGTTAACTCAGATGATTTTGCTTACGTTAACGATAATAGGACTATTCAAAAAGTTCAAAGGATTTGTCGTCAAACGTATGTTCCGCTCCTGAGTTCTGAAATCATATTCAATGCAGATGGTACACTTACCGATGCAGCTGTTGCTTATTTCGAAGGCGCAGGATTGGATGCGATAACAGCAGGAATGATTACTGGATACGGTTCACTTCCATTAATATCTGGAGTATCCGTTGAAATTGACCCTACGCAAGATGTAGTGGAAACAAATAACCTTATCGTTTTCGTTACAATTGTAAGAAACGGTATTGCAAGAAACATTACTGTTAACGTAGGATTTGGAACACTTTAAGATATGGGAGAATCAATTTTAATAAACGGTATCAACTACTCTTGGAACAATGTTCAGGTGATACTTTATGGTATCCCTTTAGTTGGAGTAACATCTATCTCCTACTCTAAGAAGGTTAACAAGAAGTTCAATCATGGAGCCGGCCCAGACCCTGTATCTTTCGGAGTTGGAAACAATGAATACTCTGGCTCCATTACGCTTTCTACTGACGAGGTTCGCCAAATAAATAAAGCGTCTTCAGGTGGTTCTTTTACAAACAATCCACTTTCTACACTTATCGTTTTGTATTCTGGTGACGGAGTAAATTTCGCAAAGGACGTAGTATCTAACGTGGCATTCATGGAAGATTCATTTAAGGCAGACCAAGGCAACACTGGTATGTGGCAGACATTACCTTTCATATTCGCAGGACTCAAAAAAACAACTTCATAAAATGAAATTCACCCAAGACAACCTCGCTACAATCCTTGAATCCTTTGCCGCAAGAGCAGAGTCTTTAACAAAAGACAAAAAGAAGCCAGTAACATTTGAATACTTCATCGAAGGTGATGATATTTATGTTGCATACCTTCGCACGCCGCCACTTTTGCCTTCTATTCGCGCCTTCGATTTTCTGTCAGCCGGCAAAGCATTCGAAGCTGGATTCCAACTTTTTGAAAGCGTTTTCATTCCTGAAGATAGCGACAAAATTGTTGAAGAAGATGAATCAATGAAAATCGGATTGTGCGGTAAGATTGGTCTTCTTTTGAGAGCCACATATCCGCAAGCAAAAAAAAACTAGAGGAACTCGATATTGAAATAGCGGACGACTGGACTAAGAGATGTGCAGTTGTCCGCTATTTTCTTTGTATGGATATTCGGACCTGGAAGGAGAAAGAATTTACAGACGAAGAAATTTTACAAATGTGGTCTGATTTACGATATGTAAAAAAGACAATTGGCGAGTGGAAAGAATAAAACATGGCAACAGGCAGGCAAGTAGTCTATAATCTTCAATTAAACAGCAACGTCTTAGCTTCTTTGCAAGCTCATGAAAGTGCTGCGAGGAATTTAGATTCTAGCATGTGGCAACTACAAAAGACGTTAGCTGCTTTTGGAGTTGGTTTAGGAGCCCACTACCTGAAGGACTTTGTACAAGGAGCTGTTGAAGGTGCTGCTGATTACGAAGTTGCAATGCTTCGCATTAAAAATGCGAGTGAAAATGCAACGCAAGGTCTTAAAAATCAGTTTTTTATACGAGATGAGGTATCTAAGTTCAAAATAGACTTGCAAGATGCAGCTGATTCTTATGGTAGTTTTTTGCTTAAAATAAAGAATGCTGGATTATCAAGTGATGTACAAAGAACGCTATTTGATAATCTTCAAACCATATCTAAAGTATCTGGATTACCTCAAAACGAACTTGATGCAACAATACGGAATATAAGTATAATGTTAGGTGAAGGAGTTTTAGAGGCTCGTCACTTAAGAGGTTTATCTTATGTTCACCCGCAGATTGTTCCGTTTTTGGCTAAAGAATTGGGTCTAAAAGATGATGATCTTTTACATAAAGATAATGAACAAGAGGAGGCTACTGCATTACAAAAACTTTCTAGATTAATATCTTCTGGTAAATTAACAAAGTTAGGATTACCTGCTGATATAATCGTAAGGGCTGTTCAGTCGTATAAAGAGGCAGTCGAAGGTGGATTGCCAGAAGCGTTAAAAACCATAACATCTGAAACAAATGACCTTCACAATGCTTGGTTAGACTTCAAGAACTCTGTCGTAATGGACTTGAAGCCAGAATTAATCGGTTTCTTTCATGGTCTTGGAGATGCGGTTGGTTGGATGAAGGAACATAAAGCTGGATTGGAAGCAATTGGTGGGGTTTTGTTTCATGTTCTGAAAGGTTATGCAGAGTTTAAATTGTTGCAGCTTGGAATAAACCTTACTACAAGTGCATATGCTAGTATTCAGGGCTTATTCATACGCAACACCATAACACAAACTTCTTCTACTGCTGCCCTAAATACGCAGATGGAGATTTTGAATGCTAATATGCGAGCACTGATTCTCCTCCAGTCAGAAGTTGCTGTTGGAATGGGTGCTATAACTGGTGCCGAGCAAGCGGCATTGCTTTCAAGGGTAAACCAAGGAGCTACTGTTGCCGGAACAACCGCAAGATCTTCGTTTGGTGGAAATGTCGCAGGAACCGTTATAGCAGTAGGGATAGCGTATATAGCTGGCGAAGTTTTAGGAAGTCTCGTTAATGCTATTCACGGAAGATTCGGCGATGAGGGATATAGTTTTTCTATTTTTGACCCAATAACCGGAAATTACAAGAAAGCACAAAGGGCTGGAATTAGTCAAGATGTTCACGAGAATCTTCAAGGATATATAGATAGAAACTTTAACACTAGAAATAAATCCTTTAATAAGTTTTACGGTGGCAATATAGAGGCAAAACTAGACCCTGCCGGAGAAGATTTATTTAATTACATAAAGAAAATACGCGAAGAGGTCGACCCTAAAGATAATTTAGGATTTGACATTATGGATGTTCTTGTCGGTCATGATAAATTTGGTAAGGTAAACCCACATCAAAATAAAGATCTTTACGATAAACTAAAAGGTCTTGGCTACAACCTTCCATATCTACTTGATTTCGACCCATCCACAAGTCAAGCATCTGGAGCAGCTGGCCGTAAAACACCAAAGATAGACCTCGGCAAACCCGAACACATACGCGGCAATTCTTCTAATTACATTACTATCAATATTGATGATATGATAGGAATGAATAACCCTAAGTTTACGGTCAGCAATATGACTGATATGAAGGAAATACAGAACATAGTTGGAGTTCAGTTAACAAGGATTCTAACTGACGTGGTAAATGACTCTCAGTTAATAGGAAGACAACATCATTAATGTATAACATACCAAATTCTCCAACACCAAATGTTCCATTGAAATTTTTCAATGGCATATCATTACTTTCTGTCGCCAAACAACAGGCATTCGGAAGGTTATATGGTATTGGTATAGCGTATGCAGAAGCGAATCAACGAGCACTTTTAAATCACGATTTCCCTGAACTTGAACAACCTTCATCATATACACCTGACGCAGAAGAACATAACGGTATTTTTTTAAAATCAGCAAGATGGGATGGCAGAATGTCCTCCTCTCTGTCGGGTATTCCGGTTTTGTGTGCATTGGAATTTATAGGTGGAATCTATACCGATATGGCAGGAGTTCAGCAGACTATTCCAGATGTTGTTTTTGAAACAGTTGTAATATCAGCGTCACTTGACAAAATAATCGAAAAAACCTCAATATCAGGACGCGACCAAGGAACCATAAAGGAGTCTATCGGAATGAATGACTGGAGGGTTGATATAAGGGCAATCATTACGGCTGACGCGCCGGTATCTCCAAACATTCAAAAGGTAAATCAGGACGGAGTCTATCCTAGAGATAATATAGCTTCAATAATGAAGCTGGTAAATGCACCCATTGCCCTTCCAATCAGATGCTGGTGGTTGGAGCAACTAGGGATTCAATACTTGTGTGTTGAGAATATGAATATCGAACAAGTTGAAGGTGAATATTCGGCGCAAAGAATAGTAATTAGTACCGTTTCAGATAAACCTCTCGTTATAAAAATAGCTAATGCTTAGGCCGTTTTCTCTCATAACAATAACTCAAGTAACTCCGTATATCTATCAAGAGAACGGGAGGTCTGTTACTGTTACAAGAAACTCGGTTATAGTACTTGATTTTGTTCATTCATACGAGATTGAAAATGGTTGGGAAAATCATACTGGCAATGCTACGGTATCTTTTCCAAAGAACATTATACTTCAAACAGACAAGTTCATGTTTCAGCAGTCTGGAACATACAATGTAATACTTGGTGGAACTGTCAATGGAAATAAAGTACCGCCATTATTCTTGCGTGGAGATAAGATTATTATTGAAGATGGATATAGATTTTTCAATGAGGCCGGAAAGGAAATAAAGGAACAGACGACTAGATTTATAGGATTCATTTCAAGGGTTCATTCTGAAGTACCGATAGTATTGGATTGCGAGGATAATTTTTATTTACTCAAAAAAACACCTATCGGTATAACCAGATTTCCTACTTCTAATAGCGGTTCTACCAAAATGTTGGATTTGTGCCGGATAATGCTTGCCAACTGTAATAAGCTATTTGGTACGAGTTTGAAATTGTTCACAAAGACAGATGAGGTAATCCAAAACTTCTCTTTAGGATACTTAGACATAGACTATCAAACAATGAGCTGCGCTATGGTTTTACAAAAACTAAAGCAAAGGTACGGAGTTAATAGCTTTTTTGTTGGAGATGAGTTATGGTTTTGTTTTAAGGTTTATGACGAAGATAGAGCCAACAGTAGGAACTTCTTTGAATTTCAAAATAACATCTCGTCAGAAAACTTAGATTACACCAACAAAGGAGATGTAGTTGTTTCTACTGTTGTATCTTGCCAAACAATACGAGCAACAAATAGAACAACAAGATCTGGAGCGGCGGCAACAAAAAGGTTCAGAAAGTCAGTTTATGTTTACTGGGACAATATAACCGAGACTTTCAAATACTTTCAAATAGACGCAAATCACCCATTGCCACCTAACGAAGGCGGAGAAAGACACAAAACTGTTTACGGTGTAGCACTTACGGAACCAGAGCCAACTGTTCAACAAATGGCAACGAAGGGAATACAAGAGTTGGAGAAATACTACTATACCGGATTTAGAGGTTCTTTTACTACACTTGGATACCCGTTTGTAGTGTGGAATGACAATGTGAATATCACGGATAAATTTATAGCCGACAGAAACGGTCAATACAAGATTAAAAAAGTGAAATATACAGGCGGAGTTAATGGTTTAAAGCAAGAATTATTCCTTGATTTCAAACAACAGATAAAAATACCGACTTCGACAACAGAAATATCAATGATATGAGTACTTACAACGTTGATGAAATAGCAAGATTACTACGCGCTGCCGTTGGTGGTGTTGCTATGCCGGTAAGGTATGTTGATGTTACAGTTGATTCTGTTGATGAGGTCAACAAAACTTGTAGAGTTTCATCTTGTGATGGTTCACAAGAAATTGATGAATTAGAAGTAAGATATTTGGCTGAAACCTCTGATGGAGATGAAGATGTTCCCGAGGTTAATAGTACATGCGTAATTGTTTTCACTGAAATAACAGACCCTGTTATAGTTTCTAAATCTTGGTTGACAAAAAAACTTATTGTTGTCGGCGACCAATCTTATGAAATTAAAGATGGTTCGCAGAAATTTAATGGTGGGGAGTTTGGAGGATTGGCTAAAGTGAAAGATACGGCAGACCCAACGGTGGGACTCCTTAAAAAGATAAATGTACTAGAGGAGATATTAAATGACTTGCAGGCCAAATTTACCGCCTGGGTTGTCGTTCCGAGTGATGGCGGATTGGCACTCAAGACACTATTGACAGTCACTCCCCCAATCTGGAACGTTCCTAACATTGTACCAACAACTGAATCTGAAATATCAAACTCAAAAATAACTCATGGCGCTTAGGGAAGATTATTTATTGAGAGAAGATGGCGATTTTCCTTTTGACGATAATATTGTTGGAGGAGTTATACTTAATACGCCATATGGATACTCTGACGAACAACATAAAAAAGATCTTATTGTTTATTCTATTGGCTCTCTGAAGGAGTTTCCTACAACTGGATTCGGAGTTATGAACTATGTTAACTCCGAGTTTAACCTTAGCGAAGTTAGCAAAAATCTTTCAGCTACAATGGCTTCTGATAAATATTCACTCAACAACGGTACTTTAATTCCAGTTCAAGGAAGTGGTTTTATTATAAATACTACAAATATAACTAACAATTATTAGTTAAATCGAAAATAATACCGTATATTCGCAATGACAATCAATCGAAAAAATAGACAGACAAACTTTGATATATGTCTTCAGTATTACGGAAGTATAGACCTTATAATCAAACTCTGTTCCGACAATAATATCACAGACCTCGATGTTCCAATAAGTTCTTATTACATAGACGAAACTCTGGTTCAAAATAAGAATGTAACTGGATATGAATATGCTACTCAAACTCAAGTATCAAGTTCAGGAGGTAACCTTTACATCAATCAATCTGGCTCATACTATATCAATCAATCAGGTTTAAACTACGCTCAAAATGGCTGATATTAGATTCGACCAAATTACAGATTGTCCGTCAATAACAACTGCCGCATATTTTGTTGGCACTTTTGATAATGGAGATAGCACGTTTACTGATTATAAGTATTCGGTGTCTGATTTGTTGGCGTATGTCGCTTCAGCCTCTAGTCTTCTAATTACAGTAGCAACTGGCGGCTCTACATTAACCGACTCTTTCTTTACTACAACATGCCGAAGTATAACTACTGGAACTCAGACTTACTTGTTGGGTGTTGATTATTCGCAAAATACTTCCACCGGAGTGATTACTTCACTTGGGGATTTATCATTTTTCGTTGGACAAAAAATATTAGCTCGTTTATGAGAACCTTGATACTACTTCTACTTTCTTGTTCTGCATTTGGCCAGTCCTACATTCCATTCGCAACCGGAAGAACAACCGACACTGGAAAAACTACAGGCTCCATTTTAATACCATATGTTCTGAGGTTGCCATCATTGGCTTCGTCAGATACCAATAAGGTACTTGGCGTAACGGCAAATGGAACTTTGGAACTTAGGACAAAAACGATTGGACTTGGAACCGTAACTTCAATAACTCCGGCATTTGGATTCACTTCAACAACTCCAATAACATCGTCAGGCTCGCTTACTGTCGATTCTACTAAATTCGCTTCTGTTCACGCCAATTCACTTAAGATTCCATATTCAGATACTTCTGTAAATGTAATTACAAGAACGTATGCTAATACAAATCTCTGGAGGGTTAATGGAAACTCACTTGGAGCCGCTATGGTAGGAGGAACAATTGATAGTAACAACCTTAAACACATAGTATATAATATAACTGTTGATAGTGTATCAAGGGGTGCTAGAGTTGGTTATTTTATGAACTCTAACGCAGAGTCATCAAGGATATTTACAAATCTAAGTACAGGTGGGGCTGTTCAGTCTAATGGGGTTTTGATAGGAATAGGAAGAGGAACGCAATACACTTCAAATATTCCATTTATACAGTTAGGTGGAACTACTGCAAGTACAACGCAGCCGGCTATAACACAGGAGGCATTCTTCTTTTCTACTATTGGAATAAATCCACCAAATTCAACATCTACAACTACTGCAATATATGGAAGTGGTAGAGCTCTTAATGCAATCAACTCTATTAACTATTCTTTTGGAACCCTTATAGGCGGAGGTCACGTTACCGCAACATCTGGAACATTAAACTTATTTGGACTTGGTTATTACTCTGGATTGAATGGGGGATTTTCACCAACAACAGGCTCGTGTCAGAGATTTGTGCTTTCGGATGTTGGACTTATAAATCAAACAGGGAGTGCATCTGCAACAACGGGAACACTTACAAATAAAGATATAACATTGACTTTGGCAACAGATTATAGATTCTGTCATGCTACAAACAATTCAGGAACTGCATACTCTAGTTCTGGAACCGCTAAAAGTACATTACTCGGAAACCTGATAATAGGCTCAACTACAGATAATGGCAACCCGCTTCAGATAACCAATGGAAGTATTTATGCATCAACAATGTCGGCAGGTGCAATATCTGATAGTTTGCTCGTTTTAGATAATTCAACAAAAGTCTACAAGAAATACAAACCTATAAATAAAATTATAGACAAAGCCGATATTACACTTTCATCAGGCGGAGCTATTGTTTCTAATACAAGCGTGTTGTCTGGAACTTCATTTTCCTATTCTATATTAGATATAAATGGTTCAGTGGCAGTTGGTGTTCAATTACAAATAACCCCAAGTGCAGGAGTTGGATATATAGTAAACTCCGTAAACGCCGCAGGGGTTACAGAAACGGCAGATGTATCAATTTACAGAATAACAATTTTCTACTAATATGAAAAAGCTATTAATTCTTCTAATGTTCCCGATAGCGTCTTTCGGGCAGACAATTAAACAAGATACCATAAACAAGTATCAGTATTGTCAAATACAGCCACTTGAAACATTAAGTGGCGATGCTACGAGATTGTATGCATACGTCATATTTGACGACCTGAAAGGTTTTGCTCGTTTTTACTACGAATTGCGAGATGAGGATTCTAAAATCCTGTACAAAAACAATCTCGAAATATCCGGCGAGGCGTATGAAGGATGGGATGCCAATACTCCAGAAGGAACTTATGTTACCATATCTGAAAACGCAATAAACGGCAAGATACATTTATGAGTGGAAGTGAACATGATATACTTTCAAGAGAGATAAGGGGGCTAACATATAAGGTTATACTTAGCATACTAATCCCATTTCTTTCTACTGCAATATTTGTGGTAAACGGATATGTTCATCTTATGGTGGAAATAAATTCCTTCAAAAAAGATGCTAGTGCAACAAGTGTATCTATAACAGATATTAAAAATTCTATTGTAGATGTTAAAAAGGATATACGCTCAACAAACGAACGAATTGACTTAATAAATATAAAAAGATGAACACCACAAACTTATCGCTTATTGCGCTCGGATTCCTTGGAATAGTAATCCACAGTCTTATTAAAATAAATACACTTAAAAAGGCCGGATTTGTTCTCGGGAAAGGAAGTGGAATGATGAATGATATTGGAGCTTACTTTTCTATGGAGTGGGCGTCTGTTTTCACTTCCATTGCATTTGTGATAGCTTTGATGGTAGCCAAGTCGGACATACAAAAACTCGAACAGGCCGGAAAGTATCTTGGTTTAGGGTTTTTTATGGCAGGGTATTTCGGCCAGTCGTTACTGATAGCAGTAATGGGTAATGCATCTAAGAAACTATCAAAGATACTTGGCGAAACAATCGAGAGTACATCAACAACCACAACAACAACCACAAATGAAACAACAATTAAGGGAGAGGACAAATAAAGGATTTTTTATCCTTACATTTCTTGTTTCGTGCCTGATATTTATATCTTGTGGTGTCGGATACAGAGTTAAGAAGTTCAACAAACAACACAACCTCATATTAAAAAAGTATCCAATTGCAAGCGACTCTTTGGGTATGCTTTGGTATCCCTGCATCAGGAAAGAACCGAAGACTATCATTAAAACAAGGATTGTTGCTGGAGATACAAACGTTTTTGTTAACTGTGATTCACTATCTATTCTGAAAGGGTTGCTGGATAAAAAGTCGCAGGAGAAAATTGATTTGTCAAGAGTAAGGGTTGTTCCTGTTCACGATACCATTTACAGAGATTCAATTGTTACTATCGAGGTATTTGACTCAACAGCTGCAAGATTTTGGGAGAATAAATTTAACGCTAAGGTTAAAGAATGTTCCGAACTTGATAGCAAGATGGATTTTTGGAAAAACTTTGCGCTTACAGCCTCTGGACTATTGCTTCTATTCATCATTGCTCTTCTAATCATTAAAATCCTCAATCGTGCGCGACCTAATATCTAGAGAACGAATCAAGAAACTTCATCCTTTGGTTCGTTCCAAATTCGAGGCATTCATAGACGAGGCAGAAGCATTAAATCCAGAATATACGTTCAGGATTATGCAGGGACTTCGTACATTTGAAGAACAGCAGAAGCTATACAATCAGGGTAGAAGTGAAAAAGGTTCGATAGTTACAAATTCTCAAGCCGGTCAATCATACCACAATTACGGCCTCGCAATAGATTTGTGTGAACTTGATGATAAGGTAGTTGACTGGAATTTTCACATGGAATTACTTGCGCCACTTTGCAAAAAGTATGGAATTACTTGGGGTGGTACTTTCAAATCATTCAAGGATAAGCCGCACTTTGAAATTACCTTTGGTAAAAAGTGGCAAGAATTGATTAGAATGGAAAGGGATTCGGATGGGTATGTCAAAATAAACCCAACTGCTTAGTCTTTGCGAAGTTATCCTGTTTACGATTAAATCCAAATTGAATTTCTAAGGTTTGAGCAATCAAACCTTTTTTCTCTTTACGAGATTTGCCAGTCATTGATACCTTTCTGAAATTTAATTGGTGGCGCATCGAGTGTTCGAAGCTGTCTTGTTCTATTTTGGCCATGTTGTTAAAGTATTGAGTTAATATAATCTTCTTTAGTTGCTACGTTGTATCCTACGGGTTCAATCCATCCAAATCCCAAATTACACACCCAATTCCCGCCAAAACCATTCCACTTGGCATTAAAGTATTCACCGTTTCTTTCAAGGAATTGTGGCAAGTTTTTAGCCTCCCACCATGATAATTCCTTCCAGTATGGTAACACGGAAAAGTCACCCAAGTCCACTTCTTCTTGCGAAAGTGATTTTAAGAACGAATCGGTTTTCCACCTCCACCTACCATCAATGAAAGTAAGTATAGTCCCTTTATGAACCCACTTCCATTTCTGTTGAGAATTTGAAATAACCCTTAGAATTTTGTTATCCATTGATTATATATTTCAGTGGCTATATTAGCTGTCATTAACGGAGGGACGCTCATTCCGCAGAAATATGCAGGATTCATTCCGTAAAAATTATAATCAAGTGGAAATGATGAGGCTTTAATTATTGCGGTTAATGGTATAAACATTGGGCGCTCAAATTCTATTATCCTTTCATCCCCCTGAAGTGTTGGTAATATATCAGTTTGTTTTATAAGTGCATAATTAAACATTGAAATTTTACCTTCGCGCTCCCTTTTATTTATGTCTCCAAAGTTTAAATCCGAATCATGTTTCTTTAACCATAATTCATACTGAAAATCCGATAACTTTCTACCTTCACCTTCGCATATTTCCGAATACCTTATTTTAGGTTCGTTGAATATAAGTGTTAGTTTTGGAGTTAATCCGAACATATCAGAAAAACCTATATTATTCATAAGATCTTTTCTCAATGCTATAAAAAATACACGTTCCCTTCTTTGCGGAACACCCATATTGCTTGCGTCAAGTAGGTGGTGTTGACAATAATATCCTGCACTATCAAACTCTTGATATATTTTCTTCACGTATTTGTCGGCGGAACCCATCAATAACCCCTTGACATTTTCCGCTACAACTATTTTTGGTTGTAGTTTTTTTGCAAGTTCTATAAAGTCAAAAAATAAAGTATCTAAAACCTGTTTTGCCTGACCCTCTTTAAAGACTTTGTCTTTTCCCCAATCATCATCTCTATTACCTGACATAGAAAAGGAACTACATGGTGGGCTGCCATCAAGGATTGTTAGTTCGTACAGTTCTTTAGGAAGGTTATTACGGTCTTTAAATGTTTGGATTCCTTCCAGAAATGGATATTTTGGCCTATGATTAATCATATACCTCCAAATCATTCTTGGGTCAATTTCGTTGCAGCCAATTACATCAAATCCAGCTAACTTATAACCCATAGTAGAACCACCACCACATGCGAAACAACTGAAAACAGTTCCTTTATCTTTAGTAAAAATGGCATCTTTAAGATTCCAATTATAATTGAATTGATTCATATTCTTCTACGTCTATTTTGAAATTGAGTTTGTTTAATTCGTTGAGTATTCTGTTTTCAACGTCTTTGCGGAAATTTTCATACTTTCTACGACCCTTGAGTTTGAACCATTCAGTGCATTTTCGATATGTTAGTTCGAGTGCTGCCTTCAGTTCTAAATCATCAAGATACTCACCTTCCACTTGCGACCTTATGGAGTTTGCTATCTGCTTGAATAATTCATTATAAGAACGAAATTCCTTACTGTCTTTGAAAAATTCAATACATGCAGCAACATCTATGTCTGATGAGTACCGTATCAACTTCCTTTCCAATAAGTCTTCAGTCTTCTCTTCAAATATAAAGACGAAACCACATTCCACTATCTTTTTGGTAAGCCAATTTTCTCGCATTCCGGCACAAACAGTAGCTGTAGGATAATTAAAAGCTCCGCATTCTGGACAGGTTTTAACTCCACCAACTCCAGCTTTTGATTTTTTGCGAGGATTACGAAATATATCTTCCCAATCAATCGGGTCTGCAAATCTCCAATTTCCACCAGCTTTGATATTATCTCCAGTGTCAATCCAAATGAAGTGACTCTTATAACTCCCGTCTTTGTATTGGAAAGGACGGGCCGGCCTTCCGAGGCACTGTTTGTACTTGGTTATTGATTTTGTGCAATAGTTAAAAACCCCACACTCCAATGAAGGTATATCTGTTCCGATTGTTGCAATTCCTACGTTGTTAAGTATTGCATTAGGTTCGTTTTCAATCCATTTTCCTAAAGTATCTTTTCTGTATGAATCCGAGGCATACATTCCTTTTTTGTTGGAATCAAGGTGTCTGCTATTGTAGCCAAGTTCTAGTAAGCGCTTGTGGACTCGCAGAGAATGGTCAATATCAGAGTTAAATATAACTATCTTTTTATTGTAAGCTACTTGATTTATTGCGTCAATTGTGTTCTGTATCTGTTCGAGCTTAGAGAACTCTAGCGAGTTTGATTTATCGTCAAAGTCGTCACCTTTAGTTTTTAATTTAGCCCTGTCAACAATGGAGAAGCCATAATCAATACAAGGAACAACTCCTCTTCCGGCGTCTAACCTATTCACTTCCAATAACTCTGGAACTGTAGCCAAAACCACAATATCATCCCACTGTTCATTAAGTGGTAATTTTTTATTTGCAGAAATAGGAGTTGCAGTAAATCCTATTCTAATAGCTTCGGGAAAATGTGGGAATATTTTAGAGAAATTAGAAAGGTGGCATTCGTCAACCATTAATAATCCCACTTCTCCAATTTGGTTCAAGAATGATTGATCGTCAGTGCGGTTGTTAAGTGTCTCAACCATTGCAATATAAACTCCTACATTAGAAAGATAACGTGTTCCGGCGTCAATTAATTCAGGTATTATGCCGAACCACTCAAAATGCTTTTCGCGCATTTGGTTAAGCAACTCTTCTCTGTGAACTAATATTAAGACTTTTTTGGCATACCTTACTGTGTCGCCTACTATTTGTAGTAAAAGTTTGGTGTGCTGGTTATTAAGATAGTCCGATGAAACCGATGAGCATACAACAGATTTGCCACTACCTGTTGGCGAGACAACAACAATACTCTTTACCCCTGATTTTAATTTGGAGTATAGTTTACTTTTGCCATTTGATTGATATAGAGATAGACTTCTGTTGCCTAGCGGTTTGTACATAAAAGATAACCAGATTTTATTTCACCAAAATTCTCCAAAATAGCCTCGAACATACGGCTCCTACACTCTTCTAATGTTTCGCCGCCGGAATACAGCCACTTTGTTTCGCCTTCTTGAAGGTAGTAGTAATTGTAACGAGAGATGGAAAGTCTAGAAAAGGCCATACGAGCCGCAAACAATCCTTCTATTTTGGGATAGTTAATTACAACATCATTCACTGAAATTGCTTTCCTTATTCCATCCTTTGAAACTATAATTACCTTACACCACGACAAATCATAAGATAGATGTTTTGGAGAATTTTTTGTTATTATCTCCAAAACATCTCCTATTTTGCAAAAGCCTTTGATTTCAATTTTTGAGGTGCAGGTCACGACAAATCCTTGTTATTTTGCAACATAAAAATCAAATCATCTCTATGTTTTTGATTTAAATCTAAATCAGAAAATGCGTACATTATCTTCATTTTCATTATGTCGTAAAAGACAGTACACCAAGTTTCGTTACTGGGAATATTCTCTAACTCATTGTATGATTCAGTAGGAGAGAAAACCTCAATTTTAACATCTCCGAACATATATGTTACTTTATCATACCCATCCTGTTCTGCCGAAGAATCCTCCTGTTCAATCCTATCTTCCTTAAATACCATTCCTTCTATTGGAAGGAAGCGATATTTGTGTGGAGTATTTATATCAATATCGCTTGGTTGTCTTCGAGTTTCAAATCCCTGAATATTAAGTCCAAGTGAACCTCCTATATGACACCCTGGGTTTTTCTTGATTATTAATTCTGCAATTTCTCGTAGTGTGTTCATTTTCCTTCAATTAATTTCCTAACAACATTCTTTGTATCAGTAGTAAAATCCATTATGTCGGGAAGCATCCACCTAGCAAAACCAACTTCCTCTATAACTTTCTTTCCCTTATGTGGCCCGAAAGTATATCTACCTTCCAAATCAATTTTACCTGCCAAATCAAGTGAAGTGCGTTCATAAAATGGCAATTCTCCATATTTCGCCTTTTGACCTTCGAATATCTCGATTGTAGCCATGTTATCAAACTCAGCGTTATGGGCTCCTTCCATCGTCTTGCCTGTATAGAATAGGAGTGCTGCGGAAAGGTCGCGCTTTTCTTTTTTGTGGAAAATATCGCAACAGTCTATAATATCTCCAATTTCCAATGACAACCCAACCCTAAAGAACTCCTCCTGTAACAAAGGAATATCGAATTTTACCACGTTATAGCCGCCTAATATACAGCCAGCGAAAAATACGTGAATGGATTTGGCTAAACGAGAAAAAGAAGGTGCGTTCAAAACCATTTCATTCGTAATTCCATGAACTTTAGTGGCTTCTTCTGGAATTATCATACATGGGTTTACGAGTGTATATTTTTTCTCCACAATCTCTCCGTTTAAGGTTTTAATTGCAGAAATTGATACTATTCTATCTTTAGATGTTGACGTACCTGTTGTTTCAAGGTCGAACCAGACTATTTCTCTATCCATGATTTAAAATTTTAGGTTGTCCATCTTCGTCATACGAGATTAGTTCAACAAAATTAACGTGTTTCCCATCAAGATACTTTATAAATTCCTCCCTTAGGTCATTAAACTCGTTAGATGTACTCCAACCTTCTTTACTTCCGTCTGGTGCAATAAAATAAGATAAGTATCCATTTGTATGTGATTTTACAATATTGGATACAAGAAGGCCCATTTCTTTGGCCTTGGTTCTTGTCTTATTTACATTTTTATCGTAACCTGTTACGATAATCGAATTATGCCTTATAATACTCATAATGATTCCCTCCCTAACGTTGGAAAGATTAAAATAATACTTTCATCATTTTCGCAAAAAACATAAGCTATTTCGCGAGGACGGCCTTCGTGAGTATATTTGTCTATGCAAATAGAAAGTTCCGAATAGGGGAACTTTTGTACCGCTTCGAAAAATACGTCAGTGTTGAATATGAACTCGAAATTTTCGAGAGTGAAAGTGGTTCGGAAATTTATTGGGAGTTCATTCTCCTCATTCAAAGCCTTGTCAACATACTTCAAGATACACCTCCCGCCTTCAACGAAGAGTATTGCATTAGAAACAAGTCCAGACCTAAACTTTTTAGTTGATTCACAAAAGTATATAATGTCGTTCAGTGAAATTGTTATATACTGTTTGCGAGGGAAAGAAATCAATTCAAAAAAGTGATTATACATAAAACCTTTTTCTGAACCATCTTTGCGCCTGAAACCATACAGAACATTTTCCGACTTCCAAATATTATGGCTCTTATTTGATGTAGAATAAGCAACAGATGGCAGATTAGAAATACAAAGAACTTCCTTTGGTGTAACTGGAATAGATTCTTCAATATCATTTTTCATATCTTTTTTAAAGACAATCATTTGATTTGTAGAATATACGCAAGTAGGAGTAACATGCGAACACGAAAAGGATGGTATTAAATCATCCTTAACTTTCGTTATGTTTTTTGATACTCCTAGAATATCTATGAGTTGCTTGTTAAAAACGAACCAAGTATCATTGATTGAGGCTAATTTGGGAAAATCCTCAACCTTCACGTTAGCTTCAATTGTCCATTTTTGTCGTAATTTTCCGTCATACGCATTCACATTCGACCCATCGATTTTTAATTCAAAATATTCGCCTGTAGAAGATGCGATATAGTCTGAAAACTTTTCGTATGGCAATATAAAGGAGCAATCCTCGCAATCAACATTCATTTTGTAGGTCAGAAACTCAAAAGTGTTGTCGCGGGTTATTGAAAGGTCGCCAAAATCTATCTCGAATTTAATATACTTGAGAATAGGCATGAGTTCAAGCTTTTCGGCCTGAATGAATTTGCATAATGATACAAACTCTTTTAGAGGTTTGATTGGTATGTTTAGTTTTAGCATTCCATACCTCCTCCATTTATCCTGCTGTCTATAAAGGCTAGAGTGCCGGCAGTTTCTTCTACTACCTTTGCCCTAACTTCCTGTATTTTTTCCGCAGATAGCTTATGTGGCTTTCCATTAAGAAAAGCATATAGATGAAAGGGGTCTATCCTTAGCTCTATGGCTAACGGACGCCATTTAATAAAATCCATATTTGTTTATTTATGTACAAATATACAACAAAAAAAACCCAAAAAAAAATTTGTTTTTGACTATTTTTGTCGTATATTTGCAATAACAAAAATTTATTCAAATGGAACGCAAATTGATTAAAAGTGAGGCCTTTGTAATGGAAGGTAAAGTATTGTTTGTTAATCCTCCACGCAAACCAAATGCAGAGAAGGATTTTATGGTAATGGAGTTCGGGCTTGATGCCGGAGTTGTAGTTAACGGAACAAGGTATGCCAATACTGTTGGTATGCAAGTTTCCGGTGACTCAATCGCTAAGTTTGAAAAGCTGAATGTCGGCGATGAAATTGCTGTTGCATTTTCGGTGAAAGGAACAATGAAAACAAAAGCGGAATTGGCGGAAACTCCTAAAAATATGAAGAAGGAGATAATTTTCACAAACGTGAATGCGTATGAGTTTGAGATGATTCGCGCTGTTGTTCCGGTTGAACCTGTTGCTGATAAAGCGGCTGAATGGAAGAAAGTTGATGAAACTCCGGCCGCTACTCCTGCCGCTAGTGGTGTAGATGATTTACCTTTCTAATAACCTTTGACGTATAGCAGATAACCGTATCAGGAATTAGCTCTAGTCCGACCAAGACTATCTATGAAGTACGTAAGTTGGTAACTTTAAGTCAAGTATCCCGCCTTTAACGAGGCGGGATTTTTAGGTGAAAGTCAACCACATGCAACAATACAAACAACTCATCCAAGACATTTTATCAAAAGGAACCTACAAATCTCCTGCGAGAGAAGGAATGGCTCCGACAATTGGATTATTTGGCTATCAAATGAGATTCAATCTTGCCGAAGGATTTCCGATTGTAACCACGAAACCTATACACTGGAAAAGTGTTGTATATGAGTTATTGTGGTTTTTACGCGGAGATACCAATATTAAATTCCTTGTAGATAATGGCGTTTCTATTTGGAATGAGGATGCGTATAATTATTATTGTAAGAAATTCGATTACCACTATCCAAGTAGTAAGGATTCAAAGATAACTTTTGAAACATTTATGAAATTCGTGAAAGACGAAGATGTTTTGAATGAACCCGTATTTTTTGATAGCAGTAGTCCGGTCAGATACTACCTCGGCGACTGCGGCCAACAATACGGAAAGTTATGGCGCGATTGGCAAGGAGTTGACCAGTTTTCAGACCTCGTGAAGGGATTGATAAAAAATCCCGAAGGCCGCAGACACATAATTACCGCTTGGAATCCTTCCACTTTAAATGATATGGCATTAAATGCTTGTCATGCTTTTGTGCAATTTAATTGTAGGAAGTTGACTTTTGACGAAAGGTGTGCAATTTACATAAAAACATCAAATCATCCAGTTTTCGCACTCGATATTGTTCCAATAACAGAAGACGAATTGGAGCAAAATTCGGTGCCGAAATATTACCTCGACTGCCACCTATACCAACGTTCTGCCGACACAATACTTGGTGTTCCATTCAATATTTCTTCATACGCACTCTTAACTTATATTGTAGCAGAATTGTGCGGTTTTGCTGTTGGTGAATTTATTCATTCTTTTGGAGATGTTCATATTTACGAGAATCATATTGATGCGGCGAAAGAAACATTGGATAGGGAGTGCTTCAAATTACCCACACTTGCATTAATTGACTTTGAAAAAGATGATTCTAAATTTGAAAAGTTTGGTATTCATAATTTTCACTTGATTGATTATAAACACCACCCAAAATTAAAATCTCCTACTAAACTTTCAACTGGACTGAAATGATAAAAATTGGAGATACATCATACGCTGGTAAATACGAAGGTGATTTAAGGACAAGAAATCTACAAACAGGAGAAATTATAATTGTAGATGGAAGAACCTTAAAACCTATGGAAGATAAAAAACCAATTGTTAAAAAATCAAAAAATCGTAAAAGATGATAATCGCACTTACAGGAACAATTGGAAGTGGAAAGGATACTGTTTCGAAGATGATACAGTATTATTTTTGGAAAGAATATAACTCCCAATATACATTACAGCAATGTTTTCTTGAAAATGACAGAACAAGAAATTGGAGTGGCTGGCAAATCAAAAAATTCGCCTCAAAATTAAAACAAATTTGTTCTATTCTACTTAATTGTAAAGTGGAGGATTTTGAGGATAGCGAGTTCAAAAATTCGCGTCCTGCAATATTGGAAGGAAAATCAGTTCGTTGGTTACTTCAGCATACAGGAACCGAGTTTGGTCGTGCCATCAATTCTAATATTTGGATTGAGTCTTTGTTTGCTGAGTACATTCCTGTTTTACCTACTTCTGCGCTTATGAAGCAATTGGGTAAGCTGTGTGAAGAAAAAAACATGGGCTTAATTGATTATAACGACAAGGAAATATCGAAACTTTGTATGAGTTATTTTCCAAATTGGATTATCTCTGACCTCAGATTTCTTAACGAAGCAAAAGCCATAAAGGACAGATATGGTATAATAATCAAACTCAAGCGTACCAAATCCGAGTCCTCTCATTCCTCCGAAACAGAACTATCCCAGATAGAACCAGACTTCGAAATTGATAATACCGGAACTTTAGCCGAAACATACAACAAATTAAAAATTATTCTCGATGGAATTAATTAAAGTAGACAGCCAACTCGCAAAAAACATTGACGGAAAAATCAATGAGATTATTTCTCTCCCTAAGGATACTGGAGGATTTGAAAGAATGATGTATCAGGCTTCTGCAATTGAACTGATAGAACAATCGTTCTCTGATGAATACTTTCAGAAAATCAAGAAGTCTTGTTGCGGCAAAAAGATTGGTTTTCAGACCGACAAGGATAAAGAAGCCGTACCGTATTCAGATGAGACAATTAAAAAATGTATCATTGAAGCGTGCATTACTGGTGTTCAAATCGTTGGTAATCAATTCAATATACTCGCCGGAAATATGTATGTGACGAAAGAAGGGTTTACCTACCTTCTTTCCAAGCGCGGAATCAAGTACGATATTCGCTACGAATTGCCACAAATAACAGAAGGAACAACGGCAAACGTTAAATGCACACTCAAGTTCAATGGAAGGACAGAGGTTGTTACTTTGCCGGTTTACGTTAACAAGTCAATGAAATCTGACGCTGTTTTAGGCAAGGCTGAAAGAAAAGCTAAAAAATGGCTTTGGGCTGAAGTTTCTGGAAATGACGTAGGGGATGGAGATACTACGGTTGAGGCTACTTACGAAGTGGTAGAAGAAACGACCGCCACATCTTCTGGGTCTGTTATTGACGATGGCCTAACTCCTGAAGAGCGCAAAAAATATGACGACTTCCTACTTGCTTCTACTAGCCTCGAGTCTTTGGATAAAAGGTTGTCGCAGGTAGTGGCTAAATTTCCTAATTATAACAAATCTGTTTACGAAACTAAAAAATCAACTTTCGCATGAAAAAACTCTTAGATGTATTTTATCCATTACTCCAAAAATTAAACGGAGAAAACCTTGTGTTGACTGGCTCTGGCGTTCTTGCCGCACACGGCCTTGTGTTGAGGCGCGAAGTTGTTGACTTAGATGTTGTAATATACAATCCAACTCCTGAACAGAAAAAATATCTTATGGACTTGGAGCCGTTATCTGTTTTCAGGTTCATAAAAAATGAAGGTTATGAAGGGAGGGAAAATATTAACTTAATCAAATTCAAGAAAGATGGATTGATTATTGATATTTTTACTACTCTCGAAAACGCGCCGGAAGATAATCTTTGCTACCTGTACAATCACTATATTTGCGGATTGCCAACAAGTACACTTTTCAGGGTGTCTGGCGTGAAAAGTATTTGTGATGCAAAGCAATCATATCACAAGAAACATTATAATTCACAAATTTGTAGGGATGAAAAGTACAACCGCCAAAAAGACGTAATCGACCTTCAAAACTTGAAAAATGATAACTTTAATATAATGCCATGATAACCGCCTACTGCAACACCTGTAAAAAGATAACAAAATTTGCAGCTTGGCTACAGGAGTTTTTCCCAAGTAATTTATTTTCATGCCAATGCTGTGGCACAAAACATTATATTCAATGAACTTCAACACATTAACTTTCAGATCTTCTGGTGTCGGTAATATTATGACCGAACCGAAGGTGGTAACTAAAGACAAGTACGCGGAAAATCTTGCGGAGATTAAGTCTCTGTTTGATAATCCAACTCCATCAACTTCGAAAGTATTTGCTGAAAAAGAAGCGAAGCGGAAAGACAAGATTGAAAAGTTGGTAGAGGAATGTATTCGCCTTAGGCCTTTTCTTTCTATTCCATCTCTATCCCAAACCTGTATCTCGTACTTACTCAAAATCTATATCGAGCAGAAAACCGGAAGGCGTGATGAAATTGATTCTCGCTACCTAAAGAAAGGTACGCAAGGCGAGGACAATAGTATGTCTATTCTATCTGACTATGACGATACCTTGCACTTTAAGAATGAGGTTAGGCTCTACAATCAATTTATTCAAGGCGAGTGCGACATTGACGAAGATGAACGCATAACCGATATTAAGTCATCTTGGGATATTTTCACATTTATACCACACACACTTGAAACAGAATTGTCGTCTTTGTACTGGTGGCAAGGGCAGTGTTATATGTGGTTATTCGGAAAGAAGAGGTTTCGTTTGGTGTACGTTCTTACCGATACTCCGGTTGGTCTTATTGATGACGAGAAAAAACGCCTTCTGTGGAAAATGGGAACTAATAAGGCCGGAACCGAAGAATACAGGATGGGATGCGAGGAGATTGAACACAATTGCAAATACTCCGACCTTAAACTAAGGGAAAGGGTGTTTGAAATGCCGGAGATTACTTTTGATGAGGAGGCTATTGAAAAGCTGAAGGTCAGGGTGAATGAATGTAGGGAATGGCTCGACTGGTATCATAAAAAAGAAAGTGATAGGTTGGCTGGAGTTGTTGTTACAGATGAGGTTGTGTGCAGGGAAGATATTTTGGTTGAGGCAGGGGTTATGACTCTAGAGCAATCAGAAGAACAAAAAGCCAGATTGAAAGAAGATTTGGAGATTTGGACTGCTGCGAGTAATGATGCCAAGGAAGATGATAGAAAATTGACCGAGGAGTTTGAGAAAAAAATAGCTCCAATTGTTAATCAATTTTTTGGAGATAACAACGGAATGTTAACTCCAGAACAATCCGCCGAAATACTCGATGCAGCATTGGAAGAAGTTAAGATGTCTGATATTGACGTAAACATAACTGGAGCTTTTGTTTCAAAGAATGAAATAGAAATGAATGTTACCGTAACTCCAAAGGAAACAGCATCTTTCGAAATTGAATCGCCAAATGTTGTCTTGCCCGATGTTGGTAATAAAATCACTGAACCTTCTACTGCCAAACAAATCGACCTCGTAGATTCAATAGCAGAAATCAAGGGTGTAACAGAAGATGAAGCATTTGATATGATAGGCCGCTGCAAAACAGTAGAAGAATGCAATGTGCTCTATCCTAAAATAAAACATCTACCTTCTGTTGTTGATGTATTGCGGAAAAAGAAAAATAATCTTGCAAATCCAATCGCCACTCCATCGCCCGAACCTCCTAAAAAGGAAAAGGTAAAAGAGGAAAAGAAAAACCAAGACCTCTATAACACCCTTTCCACTCTAACCGCCTCTAAAGATGTACTTGACTTCTACAATTCAAACTCCGCTATAATTGACGAAGACCCTGAATTAATGAAGGCTTGTGAAAAACGCGGTATCGAACTTGAAAGACAAGAAAGCAAATATGAACTTTAAATTTACAGAAGGAACCGCCACTCTTGCATCGAACTGTATTAGAGTTGAATTTAATTCTGGCTCTATCGTGGAGTATGTACCACCTTTAGTTTTTCCTCCGAAACCACAGCTTTCAGCTAAGGACATTTTTGAAAAATGGGAGCAATCAGAAGATAAACGAACATTCTTTTACTCACAAATATTTGGTTTACCATACAAAAGAATAAAATGACAAAAGTATCAATAGGGTTTTTGTTTTCTAATGACAGCTCGAAAGTATTGTTGATGAAGAGACTGTTCCCTGAATACGACAACCAGCAATTATTTACAGGCATAGGGGGTCATGTAGATGAAGGCGAAGATAGTTTTGAAGCTATGTTTCGTGAATTTATTGAAGAGGCTGGCATTGTTATTACTGATTGGGAATTGTTTGCTCGTCTCGAGAAGGGTGAACTTGAAATAAGTTTTTTCCGAGCCTTCAGTGATTCCATCTTTCAAAATAAGACAATGGAAGATGATACTGTTATGATTTGTTCGATTCCATTCAATCTTCCGTCTCATCCTAATTTGAAATGGTTGCTACCACTCGCACTTGACAACGAACCAATGATAACTAAGATATATTATTGATGCTAACCTACCTTCAATACCACAAAGTAGGCGAAGTCCTATCTTTTATGAACAATACCAATCGAGAAATCGAAGGTATTGTTGATACTGTGCATATTGAAATTGATAAATATCAGAAAAGGATTTGGTATGAAGTGGAGGTTGATGGAGAATTATTACCAGTTGATGGTGAAACTTTTAGACAAATTTATAAATAATGGAAAACCTCGAACTATTCTTTCAAATAATTGCAAGGCATTGGCTTATATCAATCATTTGCATTTTATCAATTCTTCAATTATCCTATAATATATTTCAAAAAAATTCGAAATGAGAAAAATCTACATTGCCGGAAAAATTACCTGATTGCCGCTTGATGAAGCGATTAAAAAGTTTGGGGATTACGAGAAAAAACTATTAAAAGATTTTTGCTCCGAAACAGAAAAAACAAATACCTTTATAAAAGGTAGTGTTGTAAATCCATTAAATTTACATAAATGCTACGGATGCGAGCATTGTAAAGAAAGTGAAAATTATTTTCCTAATATACATCATACTTGCAGTGGAACTGGTATTATTACAAGAACCTACGAAGAATATATGAAAATCGGAATTGCTCATCTATTAACATGCAACGAAATCCACATGCTACCTGATTGGAAGGATTCAAAAGGTGCTAAAATTGAACATGATTTAGCCGACGCACTTGAAATGAAGATTGTTTATGTTAAATAATCATTCATGCTCGCACATCAAAAAACCGACCATTTAGGCCGGTTTTTTTGTTTTTGGTACATACATACACGATTGGTTTTTTGTGGGCGTGTTGGGGCTAATATACCACGCTACGTTGATTTTTAAACCAGTCAAACATATTGCTGATTGCGTCCGACTTATTACTACAACCATAGTTGACAATATCACTTATGTAAGATAAAACGCTAAATAATTCGTAGCAAGTAACCACCGGAACACTATCCTTATTCCAGTTTACATGTAGTTCTTTTTGCGATGGAGACAACACTCCACTTGGCTGCTTCAATTCAATTCCGTACAATAATCCTCGGTATAGAATCAAAATATCCGGTATTCCAGCAACCATTCCAAGTGCCTTATTCCTTCCACCTTCAACCTTTTTTCTAAGTTCCAGTTCCGCGTCTGTTTCTACTCGCCAGCCACTCCCTTCCTGTATGGCTTTACGAACAAATTCCCCTTCATTTTTAGTATGCCAAACTTTTCCCCTTAATTGAGGAAACATTTGACTTATTAAAATGATTGCTTTCGCTTGGAATTGGTTTTCGTTTTCAAAGGTGTTGGTTTTGTATTTTGTGTCTATCATATCTTTGATTTATAATCATCATACTCCTCTTTTGTAGCCGGAGATATAGCATCTGTAATTTCAATCCACATTCCTTCATCGGCGTCTAGGAAAAGGTCGCCATCCCACTTGGCAACTTTACCAAATACACCTTCGCCGTTTGTTATGTATTCTGGTGGGTTTGTTTGGTCTATCATCTCGTCTGGTCATAAAAGCGTTGAACAAATTCTGTGTATCTTTCGTGGTACGAATACTTACTCATAGCACTAATGAAAAGAAAACAAACCTCATTATATGAGTCTGGAGATTTCTTTGCCATATTTACATGATGGTTGACGATTCTTTGCATTTCTTTTTCGGAGGATTGAATTAACACTCCGAATACAAACAATGTAAGGCCGAATAGAATAAATAGTATTGAGGTTGTCATTACTTCCCAATTTTATTACAGTCAATAAAATCAAAGTCATAGTGTGTACTATCCTTTTTGTACATCACTTCCTTGTATGAAATCTCAACAGTATCTTTTTCAAATACCTTTTCATACACACCTCTTTGGTGAGTTACAAAAGTCTCATCGTGTTCGAAACAGTGTATGATTGTAGAATATTCTTCTGGAGTTGAACTAGAAGTTACAACCGTTGAGCCACTTGAAGAATAGCCTATTCCAGTTGAAGATGTTCGCGGAATGTAAGATTTTCCGAGTATAACTCCGGTTTCTTTCTTTATTCCGCTTTTAAATGTGCAAGCCGGAAGTAATAGCAGTATTAGTAATTTTTTCATTTTATTCCGATTTAAAAAGTTCAGGATAGTTTGCTTTCTTATATTCTTCAAGTATAAAATTTATCTTGTCAATACGCTCTTGAAATTCTTCATAGATTACAGCCTCCATTCCATTGGAAGATATAATGATTTTTACAGGAGCTATTGATGTTAACTCTAAAATATTATTATTGCACGCTTTTATGAATCCGTCATTAAGAAAACGATATATTGACTGTTGTATGTAATACTGGTTCTCATTGTTGATATTCATCTCGCTCTATATTTATATGAACCTAATTTTATTTATAAACTCTAAACTTTTTAACATCATCCTTATTTAACCTGTCATTATATTTAGAAAAGTTTTCTATCATTAAAGATAATGAACTTCCAGAACGAGAGTAATATTCGAAAAGTTCGTTTATTCCAGTTGTTCCGTTTTGATACGAGGCCCAAAGTGAATTTAAATCTGGCCTTGTTGGATTTGAATTTTCAAACCTTAAAACTCCAGTAACTAATCTCAACTTATATTTAATTCCATTTATCGTACAGTATGGTCGCTTCATGTCAATCTCCTTATTTGTGTCGGTGAAAAATATCCTCCTCTAGAGGTTTTAAATCCATGTGCGTTCAGGTAGTTAGCCTTTTCTTCTAATGTCCCTTTAATGGAAGAGATAATGGCGCGAGCTCGGACGTTGTTTTCGTTCTTTTCTGCCTTTTCCCGTACCGCAATAACGGCCAATTCCCTATCCTTTTCGGAAGGGTTCATAGTTCCTCCAAGTTTAACCCCGCGCTCCTTCAAAACAGCCAGCGCAGCTTTAGTTCTATCGCTAATTCTCCTCGCTTCATCATCTGCGATAACAGCTAGAATGCCAATGGTTAATTTTGTTGCGGATGGATTATCGCAAAATACAAAATCTATGCCACTTTCTTCTATTAACTTCAGCATGTACCATGCATTTCGGCCTAAGCGGTCAAGTTTGGCCACAACCAGAATAGCTCCATTCTCCCTACAATACCTAACGGCCTCCGCGAGGATTGGCCGACTATTATTACGGCCACTTTCTTTCTCCTGAAATTCAATAACAGGATTATACTTTTCACACATTTTTCGTTGTGCGTCAAGTCCTAAATCCTGGGATTTGGTTGAAACTCTTATATACGAGGCATACATCTTAGAAATGATATTATTGTTATGACGCAACACAATAGAAAAGGAAAGATTGGCGGTATTTTGTCTTCGCACCACCAAATAACGATTATATCAAAGAATACCGTCAGAATTATTATGATTATCCTTCCCATTTTTCAATTTATTTAGATGTTCTTTATCTTGTGGTGTTCCTGTGAAATTTATGAGTTCAAACCATTCAATCTTTTCCTTATCTGTTATTGGCCTATCGTGATAAGAATATCCAATATCCGAGATTATATCGAAAAGTGTTATTTCCTGTTTTATGTCTTTAGGGAGATTGAAATAGGTATATGACACTCCATCACAAAGGATTATTTCAAACACACCAAAGATAAAATCAATTATAGCAGACAGCCTTTGTTTGCCATCAATAACTTGATATATTGTATCATCTTTTGTTTCGTGTTGAATAAGTGTTATTTTACCAATATTAACACCCTTTATAATGGAAAAAATCAGTTCCCGCTTTTGTTCCAATGTCCAGACGTGTTTCCTCTGAAGATTGCAACCAATAGAAGGTAAAAATACGTCAAAATCAAATTTGCGCCTACCTTTTAAAATTACATTGCATGACAAACCACACAATCCTCTATTTATATGAAACTTAAATTCCTTCCTGTAGTCAGAGAGTGAAGCTATTCCCATTTTATACCATGTTTTTTGATTTTATCCCTTAAACACCTGTCGGTTATTCCGAGTATTTTGCAGGCTTGTATTTTGATTCCGGTCACTTTCATTACCTTGAGTATGAGATCTTTTTCCATATCATCAAGGTTGAACTCGCGGGGGTTGTTGTAGTTGAAATTCATTTCACCTCAAAACCCCATCCTTTTCAGGTATGGGGCAAGAGTAAATTAGAAAGAATGTGTTATTACACTAAAGACTATCTGAATACCCTAATCTTTCGTTTCTAACGTTTCAAATCGTTGTAGGCTCTCGATATTTGCAAAATGTCACTCCTTGGATGATGGCTACTTTTAAGCCTACATTTTCTTTTCTAATTATCTTTCAAAAGCAACCTTTCCGTCAACAACGTCAGAAGACATATCGGTTAACTTTTCCAACATCTTCCTAGAGAATGCGTGTTGATTCCTCCTTTTCCCTTCGGTCAGGCGCAGGTATTCAGAAAAGTTAGCGTGCAGTTGGCAAACAAATTCCGTACCAGTTGACAATGGAAGTTTAAAGAGTGATTCGAGGACTTTAGAAGCTGCGTCCTGCGGGTTTCTGAAGTCAATGGCCCTTTGTACAAGCGCGATGTTTAATTGGTCGGCGGCGAAAAGTTTGTGCTCCAAATTGTCTCGCGCTATTGCGAGGTTTATATTTTCGCCTTCGAGCTTCTCATTGACGGTTCTTAATTTTTCATTCATGGTTGAAAGTTCCATGATTCTTGTTTCCAATTCCTTGTTTGTTTTTTTCATTTGATTTGTTTTATACTTGATGATGAAATTGCTTGTCCTAATTGTATGTTTTTGCCGTCAGAGAAACCTTTATCAAATCCCTTGCCGTATTCAACAGCGCGACCACGAGATCTTCCAACTGTATAGCGAGAATCAATATAATTCTGTATCTCCTTACCACCAATCAGTATTAGTCCGTATGTACCCATCTCTTCAACCTTTTCTTTCATTTTGGCTTCAATACCGAATGCACCACCCATATAATAATCGAATAGCCATTTTGTACGGTATTTAGAGTTTGGGTTTACCTCAACTCCGGCCAATTCTGATTTTTCGTTCAGGAAGGAAGTGTATGAGGACAAGGATAATGATAGAAGTGATGAACGAAAGAAATTATACATATACTGCACGACTTCGATATTTGACTTCTTTCCGAAAATCATCATAACCCCATTGCGAGAATCGGAAAGTGCTTTGCAGAAGTTATGTTTGGCTATAACAAATACAAGTTTTTTCTCCCAATCAGCTTCGTACCTCTGATGAATTTCAGTTACACCTTCAACTTCGAATGTCTGGACTTTAGACATTTCTATGTTGTATTTGGCAAGTAGCTCCTGCGCCTTAGTCATAAAGGCCTCTCTTTCAGGAAGACTATCTGTAGAGGCGGCTTTATCTAGTAATCCTCGTATCTTTTTGATTATGCTATCCTCCATACCAATAAAGTTTTTCCTGCTAATCTTGTTTCAAATTCCTTTCCTCCCTTATCCAACATTCTCCATGATGTTCTCCATGAGTTTGCGTTTTCTGTGTCGAACTCGAAAGTACCGTTCACTGGAAGATTTAGGCATGTTTCGAACTGTTTGTTACGCTCTTCAATATTAAGTCTGACCCTTCTCTTTAATCTAGCATCCATATACAGATTCTTTTTCTTGTTCAATTATTGGGTTTTCTTTTTCGAATAGAAGGTAAAGTTCTTTGGTTGTGAATGCAACAGGGTAGAATTTAAACCCAATCTCATTTCCCCATTCACCAAGAATACTTCTTGTCATTCTTTTGCCGTATATCCACTCCGCAAATTCAATAGCTCTTTCTTTCATATAAACCAGTTTGGGATTGCTCCATTTTTCCAGATTGCAATATTGCGCTTGTGCGTCATATAATAATTACGATAAGATTCAATAGCATCTCCTATTTTGCATTCGTCAGGCATGCAGAGGACAAATTCACGAGGAGTGCGCAATTCAACACCTTCATTAAATTGCTGAAGTATATCTTTCGTTTTGTGAAATTTATCGTATCGAGTATGATATTCATAACAAAGAAACATTCCTAACCAAGATAACCATGCGAAATTTGTCTCATCCTCCGCCCAAATAACACAAGGATGATTCCTATGAGTCGGCTTATACATCCAAGATTGCCACTTGCCTTTCTTATCCATAACAGTGGACAAGATTTGGGCGGTCTCGAGTATCATTTTAACCACATGCTTGTCGCAGTGATATTTTGCTGCAAGGTATGGGTTTTCGTCGAGTACAAATATATTCATATCAGCTAAGGGTGTGTTTGTGGCTTATCTTTGGTTATGACAAGACAATCTTTTGAAATTGACTCTCCTATTGCGAATGATTCCTTCACCACAGCCGAACCGCCAGACACTAAGGCGAGATGGAATTTGTCTTCTTCATTTTCCGGTGTTATAACCATTTGGTGAGTGCCGTTTGAGATGAATGTGATTTTCATAATTAAGTATTTGTTAATATTACAATTGTTTCGCGCTCGTCAATTCCAAATTCAGTATCTCGCTTTAGAATGGAAGGGGTAATGGTTCCTAATTCTAGGGAGATTGTTTTAGATTTGTCTTCAATTTTTTGAAGTTCATCTATTAACCCTTGTACAGTTGTCATAATACAAATTTACAAAAAATAATTGGTAATTGGTAAAAAATAAATGTTATTGTTTTGTTAACGTTTCAAACTCCTCAATCCAGCCAAGTACAATAGAACAAATTTGATTATTTTCGGGAGTGTCGCCTTCTTTTATTCCTAAAAATAATCTTTCTATTGGCCTATTTGCATCACGAACAGTTAAAACACTTTTGTTACCATTTTTAGCAAGTGTTCCATTTAGGCAACAGCATTCACCATCATAGCAAGAACCATTTATCCTTCCGTTTATTATTGATTCTTTTAAATGCTGTATTTCTTTCATTCCATACAATAGAACGATAAGCATGTCGTTTTTAATTGGTGTAAGGTTGGCCACGCTAAGGTTGGCCCCGCGAAGGTTGGCCCAGCTAAGGTTGGCCCCGCTAAGGTCGGCGTTACTAAGGTTGGCCCCGCTAAGGTCGGCGTTACTAAGGTCGGCGTTGCGAAGGTTGGCGTTGCGAAGGTTG